TTATTTTAGAAAAAAAATAAAAAAAAATTTAAAAGTTTTTTTTATACCGAAAAAACTAAAATAAAAACACATTTATACTTTTTTACAAGGCTGCCACGCCATTTTTGTAGTTTGCAAATTATTGTAGACGTGCATATAATCTTGATTGTAGGTTTCTGTATCGATTTCATTGACGCGTGACACGATAGGCCAAAATTTTGATACAAGTGGGTCAAATTACTTTTGTTCGGTCCCAATATTGCCGCATTACAGCTTTTTAAACATTCCATGAGCGGAATTGTTATATATCCTGACGAGTCTGCGCTCCAAAGTTGTGCAGACCAAAGCGGGTGATGTTGAAAGAAAGATTGCATTGTTGTACCTGTTATTTTTTTGAGCATAAACTGTTAGCAAATGGAAATTTTTAAAAGTGCATCGCTAGTTGCAAAAAAAAAAATAATAATTTACAAGGGCTTTTGAGTCATCAAAGTATAATACTTTTTTAATTGGTCGGAAGAATAGTGAAGACTATCAAAATGAAAGATAGAAGGTTCGGTCTTAAATTGAGAGTGATACAATCGATGTTTATCTTTTTCCGAAGCTCGTAAAAGTCCATTGTTATAGTCGTTTGAAGTTGTACTTTGAAATATAAAATTCTTGAAATCCAAAATTATATCTGTATTGCCTTGATTTTCAAATATTGTTGCGAAATAACATTGATCATCAACATCTTCAGGCCAAGGATTTTTTTCCAATAAATCATATAAAAAGCCTGCTCGACCAATATACACACCAGCACAAAGATAACAATATTTCTTTGTGTATGGATTCAAGCGTTTTACAGTATTCTCCCTTTTTATACATATTTCACAATAGGTAGGCCAACAATAATCCGTCCATCCGAATACAAGTTTTTTGTTCATGGATAAGAATTTAGATAGAATTTCTTCCTTGGATCCTAGTACAATAACATCAAAAGCGTCTAAAGATAAAACTATGGATTCAGGCGGCAGAGATTTAAAGAATTTTTTCCATGCCCATAATCGTTCGTTCCAACTAAATTTAATTCCAGTATTCAATACAAAAATATCTCTATTTGAAAAATTAGTTTTTGATAATGTCGTTTTTAAAACTCCCAAGCGTGAATCATTTGGCATGTTGGTTACTATAACAACATGTAGAGCGGGGATATATTTTCTTCTATTCTTGTGTGCATAAATTATTACAATTATTAATACAATAATCGTTATGGAAGTAATAAAAACCCTTAATAAAAATTCCATTTATTATGTAGAAATCAAATTTTTTTTTCATAAAATAAATGACTATAGTTATTTTATTATTATCATGTAAGAAAAATCATCACAAGGTTGTGAGTTCAAAAAACTTGTGGTTAAATTCTTGTAAATTTCCATTTGTAGTTGTTACTAGTGATGAAACGATCGATAAAGAATATATTATTGATAATCAAAATCTGGTTGTCCAATGTCCAGATAATTATGATCAACTCAGTACAAAAGTATATTTATCAATAAAAGCTATCGATAAAATATTCAAACCTAGTGGAATCCTAAAAATTGACGATGATATGCTTATTGATAATCAAAAATTACAAGAATTTGTAAATTCATTGACGCAAGATATTAATTATGCTGGTTCTTTTGCAAAAGATTTAGATTTCTGGACTAATTTTCATTACGGCAAGTGTGAATCTGACCATCTGAATAAAACACTTCAGTATGTTCCAGCGAATAATTACTGTCGAGGTCCAGCCTATTATTTGAGCAAAAAATCAATTAAAATAATTGTTCAATCAATGGATCCCAAATTACATCTATATGAAGATGTTGCAGTTGGATTAACTTTATATAAAAATGGTATCAAAGCAACCCATGTAAAGTTTGTCTCGGATTTTTTAGAGTATTTTATAAATGATGGGTATATTGGTCTTCATGATAATAATAATAATGACTTTGAAAGTATTAAAAAGCAATATCAAATTAATAAACAAGTAGAATTTACAATGTGGTGGATTATCATTCTCATCATTATTATTATTTGTTTGATCTTTGCTGTATAAAATTTTTCATATAATAAAATATGAAAACCGACGAAATTTTATCATTAGGTCGAGCCATATGTTTTGGATTGTTGGCACCACTTATCTTTATCAACAACTATATACAACAGCGATTTGCCATGCCACTTTTCTTTCAATTAATTTTATTAACGGGTTATGCGTTTGCTATATCTTATAGTATTGTTAAACATACAACTTATGCAATTTGTTTGTACGGGGTCGCCTCTTTATTTATTATTTTGAATCTGTTATTTACAATCATGCATATCGTGTATCCATACTCTGTTAAATTTTAAAAAATTTTATATAATAAATGTCTAGACAGCAAAATATTAATTGCTCGTTTGATTCAAAAACTTGGTACCTGTGTCCTTATTTATTGACCATTTTTATAATCTTTATCTTCTTGTTCATCTATTCCTTACGAATTGTAATCAAGTGTACCTCCATGATTACTGACCCTCAGTTTAATGAATCAAAGTACAATATAAAATTAAACGAATTATTTACATTATATATTATCAATATCATTGTCACTTTTATATCAGTGTTTGTTATCATTTATTTTATAATGAAAGCCATGCCAGCAACCATTAATGAATTTCTTTTGAGTAATACAATTGGCTGTGTCTTTGTTTCGTATATTTTTATTGCTTGTATTTTTACATTGTCAATATTTAGAAAAGTTCAATCATCATCCAAAGATATTTTGGTTTTTATTGTTTTGGCCATGATTGCTTCTTTTATTGGTTTAGTGTTTTATATTACTAAATTAGTCCACACTTCTAAAGAAATTCAACAATATCGACTTTAAGTTTTATTTTGATTGCAATAAAACAATGCTGGCAATCTGTTGTATGACCATGCAACCAGAACATTTTTCATTTTGGTTGCATCATCATTTGAATGTGATTGATGCAAATTATATTTTATTGCGAGTCGAGAATACTTTTTTAAAAATACCAGACGAATTTTCCAAAAAAGTCGTCATTTGTGAGCAAGAGCAAATTCAAGATGCAAATATTGACTCTATTATTCGACAACAAGAACGACAAAAAGACTTTGTCAATCGTTGTTTGTACGATTATTGTCCAGGGCTGGGAATCCAACATTTATTACACATCGATGATGATGAATTATTTTTCATTGGGAAGCATATTGATTCGATTCAAGGATTATTGGAAAAAAGTTTTCGTCGTCGCGAAATACAATATTTGCGTATACAAAATTATGAAGCTGTCTTACGATTTACACCGCAACGCCAGGAATATTTCTTTCAAACCTCGTGGTTCAAAAATGCCAATGTTGAAGATTGTAGAAGTTATAAAAATGGTAAAAGTATCGCATTTGTAAGTCGGGGTAGTAACTGTAATGGATGTCATACATTTACCGGCAATTGGCTCAAAATTGCAGAGGAAGATGCCATTATTGCACATTATGATTCGATTACTTTTGATAAATGGAAGGCTAAATTTAACCATTTGAAAAGTATGACAAAAATCCCAAAATCCATATTTCCTTTTTATCAGCAATCCATCGAGTTGTTTTTGACGGGCGCTTCGGAGGAAAGCTTGTACAAATTTTGGAAAGATGCAGTAAGTCAATGTACCAATCCAATCAATATAAGTGTAAATTATCGATTTTTTATAAATTGACTTTATATAGATAAAATGTGCTCTAAACAACAAAAAAGAAACACCCTCCAATGTTTAGCTTTTGGACCTCCTTACCAAACTTCCATCAATTTACAAATGTTTTTTGGACTTGGTGAAAAACAAAATGGCGAGCGAATCACTGAAAAAGAATTTGAGGAATTCTTTATCAAAACGATTTTGCCAATATATCCTAGTTCTACTACCTATACTGCAACTGGATATTATAAAGATAATCTTGGAATTCCACAAAATAATATAACCAAAGTTTTTCAAGTATTAACTCGTGATTCTGCTTGCAAGACCAAACAAAATGCTGCTTACATTAGCCAACAATTTTCAGCACAATTTGGTCCAAATAATTCTCCCTTTATTACACTAAATTATAGTAATGCAGATTATTCTACCTAGTTGGAGTATCTTTTCAATAAAGCTGGTAAAGAGGGTTTATTATAGTGTTGATACAAAAACCATCCATTTAGAATTAGCAGAGAGATACCTAAAAACAATAAAAAGATTCCAATCCCTTTGGAAATTGGTATTCTCTTCTTGGAGAATATTCCTCTAATAAACTCGATAAAAGTATGTGTATGAATAATGAGAATAAGACCAAGTAAAATCAGTGAAAAAATTGGGAACAAGTGAAATTGTTCTTTTTTAACCAAAATGGATATTCCCATGAAGAATAAAAGGGGAATAATAACAAATATATAAGTATATAAAATTGCTAAAGGTTGCATTTTTTTATCATGTGTTTATAAAAAAATGAATAAAGTTTTCTTTGGCGTGTATAATAAATAAATTATGGATAACTATGTTGAAATTTGGAAAATGAAAAAATTAGTCAAGAAACTTCGTGATGCGCGTGGTGCTGGTACTAGTATGATTAGTCTTATTTTACCACCAGGTTCTCAAATCACTCTCACCAATCGTATGTTGACGGAAGAATATGGAACCGCGACCAACATCAAATCTCGAGTCAATCGTCTGTCTGTGCTAGATGCCATCACCAGCACGCAACAACGACTTAAACTTTACAATAAATGTCCTACAAACGGTTTGTTGCTTTATTGCGGTACGATTTTGACAACGGAAGGCAAAGAAAAGCGTGTTACGATTGATATTGAACCCTTCAAACCCATTAATACTTCATTGTACATGTGTGATTCAAAATTTCATGTCGATTGTTTAAAAGATCTTTTGGAAGATGAAGATATTTTTGGATTTATCATCATGAATGGTGATGGGTCGCTTTATGGTACGATTCAAGGAAGTACTCGCAAGGTATTGTATCAATTTTCCGTAGAGCTTCCTAAAAAACACGGACGCGGTGGACAGAGTAGTGTTCGTTTTGCTCGATTGCGTATGGAAGCAAGACACAATTATTTACGCAAAGTTGCAGAATATGCAACTCAATTTTTTATTAGTGATAACAAGTGTAATGTAAAAGGAATTGTCATTGGTGGCTCTGCTGATTTTAAAACGGAGCTTTCCAAATCCGACTTATTTGATGCGCGTTTACAAGCCAAGGTGTTGCAAATTGTTGATATTGCCTATGGCGGTACTGCTGGATTTAATCAAGCCATCAATTTATCAACTGAATGTCTTGGTAATATTCGGTATATCCAAGAGCGTAAATTAATTGTCCAATTTTTTACTGAAATTCAAATAGACAGTGGAAAAACATGCTTCATGCTTCCTGATACAATGAAGGCGCTAGAAATGGGTGCCGTTGAAACTTTACTGGTATGGGAAAATTTCCCCGAGGAATGTAAGATTGTCAATAGCAAGGAAACAGGTGAAGAAAGTCTTCTTTTACCCAAAGAAGAATTGGATGAAGCTAAATTTGAGCTTGTAGAAGAAATTCCATTTATTGATTGGATTGCAAATAATTATACAAAGTTTGGCGCAACATTGGAATTTATTACGGATTATTCGCACGAGGGATCTCAATTTGTCACAGGATTTTCTGGCGTGGGTGGATTATTGCGATGGAAAGTAGATTTTGAAGAATATGTACCAGAGGAGCAAGAAGACGACGATCAAAACGACAAATTTGAGTATGTAGAGGATGAGGATATATGGTAAAAAAATATTCGTTGTGAGAAAAAAATTATTATTCGCTTATTATAGATGAATTATAACAAGTTTTTCCCAAATATTCCGGATACTATTAAAACTGTCTTTGAAGTTGGAGCAAAAGATTGCAAAGATTCAATTACTTTATCGTCTCATTTTAATCAAGCAACTATTTATTCTTACGAACCAAATCCATTTATGGAAAAGGTTTGCAGAGAAGCAGTAAAAAATAATTGTCGAATTGTTTTTTTAAATTATGGATTGGCTGATAAAGATGATATACGAGAATTTTTTGTATTTGCTCCATCTAAACAAATAGATCCAGTATCAATTGGAGCTTCAAGCTTTTATAAAAGAACTGATTACGAAAAAAATCAAATTCCATTACCACAGAAATTGTATTTATCTACGATCGATTTAGAATGTAAAAAATTCAATATTGATTCCATTGATTTACTGTGCATGGATGTTCAAGGGTATGAACTATTTGTTCTACAAGGAGCGTTGGAAATTCTAAAAAATATAAAATATATTATTCTTGAAGAACCGAAAACAAATGAAATAAAACGATCCAATGAGTTTAAAACTGGTATTATTGATGAACCCTATATTGGGTGTCCTGATGCAGAACAAATAAATAATTTTTTGAATAAACATGGTTTTTACGAAATTGCAAGGTATGAAGAAAACCTATTTGAAGATAATGTTTTATATAAAAGAATTTGATTTCAGTTTGATACCAAAAGTAGAATTGGATGAAGCTAAATTTGAGGTCGTAAAAGAAATTCCATTTATTGATTGGATATTTGGTGCCTTTTAAGAATTAATTAGAGTATTAAAAAAGATTTTGTAAAGTTTGTCAAACGGGATAATGCTAATTTTTATTTTGGTCTTGGCAATAATGTTTATATTAAAATTTTTTACGGGATTGCATACTTGAGTGTATATTCTCTTGCCAACGCGTCATACTTTGAACGATCATCGTGAAACATTTTTGCTATTTCTGGAACGAGTGGATCATTAGGATTAGGATCCGCAAGTAGAGAACATATCGATAGCAAAATTTTAGAAACGGTCAATGCGGGACTCCATGAATCTTTCAAAATATCTAAACAGATGCCTCCGTTGGAATTAATGTTGGGATGATAAATTTTAGTCACAAAGGAAACCTTGGGTGGTTTAAATGGATAATCCGTTGGAAAGATCATTAATAAACTAAATACACCACTTTCATATGGAGTATCAGAAGGACCATTAATTTTGGCATTCCAAGTAAAAAGATCATCACCAGCAGGAGAAGCTTCACACTGAGTGAGAGGCTCTTTCATTAGCTCGTCTAATTCTTTGCTTAATCGTTTTAGTGCCATTTATTTTATAAAAAAAATGTTTTTATAAAAATGGATAAATATATCCAAGTGTGATGAGGGTAGAAGATATTGTAAACAATGATTGCATATTTGCATATCCTGCTAATCAAAATTTTTTCTCCCCCAAGTATTCATAAATAATTTAAAGGCGATTTTTTATTTTTAAAAAAAAATAAAAAATGAAATCAATTAAAGGAATATATTATTACTTTTATAGAGATGATTAAAAAGTGCGGTATTATTTATTTTGATAATCAAGACCAAAAGTATTTGCTTGTATATGGGAAAAAATCTGAAAAGTGGGGATTTCCTAAAGGGCACCAAGAGATTGGGGAAACAGAAGAACAAACTGCATTGCGTGAATTTTTTGAAGAAACAGGCATTGTAGTATCATCCAAAGAATTATTGGATAAGATTAGGTTCAAAAATAATATATATTTTAATGTAAATGTTAATGGCAAACCAAAGTTACACATTCAAGATACAAATGAAATCGAAAAAGCGTGTTGGTTTTCAATAGAAGAAATTATGAATTTATCAAAAGATGTGATCAATTATGGTCTTAAAAGTTGGCTAAATCAAATTATGATGGATGTATTCAATATAGATTATCGATGCCCAAAATTTGTACAATCCAAAGACGGCTTTAAATCAAATTCCGCAACAAAATTGAAATATTATTAAATTTTGCAATGGAATAAAAAATGAATGATTGGAAATTATTATCAAGTCATCCATATGGTCATGTTTATGAAAAGGGTTTAGTTATTTTAAAAATCATTCCGGAAACGCAAATTAGAGAAGTTACTTTTTGGAAGAAAGTAAAACTATCAGAAGAGGAGAAGAAATACCTTGTTTGTCCTTCTAAAATAGAATATAAAAAAGATTGGAAAAATGATTCACTCCCTTTAGGGAATTACTTTTTATTATTCATGGAAAAGAAACAAGGTTCTCTTGCCAAATATTTATCAAATCGTTCATTAACCTTGAATTTGGAAATAAAGATTTATAAACAAATTATAAAAGCTTTGCAAATTTTAGCCAAACAAGGTTTTGTTCATGCGGATATGCATTTGGAAAATATAATGAAAGAAAGGGATAATTTTTTTCTAATTGATTTTGGACTCGCCATGCACAAGGATTTTTATGAAACCCAGCAAGAAACTAAATTGTGCGACCTGTATCTATGGTGTAAAGAGGATTTTTATAGTTTATGTTTGGTGTTGCTATTTCATGATCAAAAAAGGCTATTGGTTAAAAATAATGATTATAGCAAGTATCGGAAAAAGTGGATAAAATATTTTAGCAAGAATCCCACTGATTGGGCAATGATTAAAAAAAACATCTTTAAAACATTTTGCTTTGACGGTCGGGAAGACTTTTTATTTTGTTACCAATTTTGTTTTCAAAATATATTATCTCCGGCTTCTGCACTGTCTCCAAAACCAGGTGTTCATATGTATGATATGTTGACCAAAGTATTTTTAGACAGGATTTTTCTAATGACTGCCATTTGGTTTCCACAGCTTATCAAATTAGATTTGAGTCCAAAGCGTCAGAAATTTTACAAGCAAATTGTATTCAAAATTTAATTAACTTTTATATTTATATCCTATAGAAATGGAATTTCTTGGTAATGGATCCTTTGGATCGGTATATAAGATAAATGATTCAACTGCGATGAAATGTCAAATTAGTCATTCCTCGTTGAAAAAAGAATTTGAAATTGCAAAGGACTTGTCAACACTTTTACCTAATGATGATCAAATTATAAAAGTTTATAATTATAATGGTAGAACAAAATGTTATACCATGGAATTTTTATCGAATTATAAATCCTTGGATAATATTAAATTACATAAAATTTCTCAAGAAAATAAATCATCCATAATGAAACAATTAAGATTCATTATTAATGATTTACATAGTCTAGGTTATGCTCATCATGATATTGCTCTGCGAAATATAATGTATAATCAAGAATCAAATAATGTAAAGTTGATTGATTTTGGACTCGCCCATAAGAATGCCAAATCTGCGTGTTTTAGAAAAGATTTGAACATGTTGGCCAAAGTTGAAAAACAACTTTTATAATAATTTTCTAATTTCCAATCATGGTTGTCTTATTAATTGGAGGAGCTTGGTTGGTAATAATGGGTTCATTATCTGGCTGACTTACACCCTTGAAGATTTAAAATGGGATAACATATTTATTATAAATAATTAGTTCATTTATATAAAATATTATATTTTATAATAGTAGAATGAATAACTACAAATATTCACAAACTTGGTTTCTAGAATCTGAAATAAAGCGTTGTTTAAAAGATTTTTTAGATGAATCAAAGGAAAATAAAATATTAGAAATTGGTTGTTTTGAAGGTTTATCTAGCGTATTTTTCGCTGATAACTTTCTTAATAATCCACAATCAACATTAACTTGTGTAGATCCATTTTTAAATATTGATAATAACGATCATAGTATTTTTTTACAAAATAATGAAGAAATGAATTTTGATTATAATATTTCAAATTGTAAAAATTCAGATAGAATAAAAATACATAAGATTACATCAGATATATTTTTTGAAAATAATAATGAAACATATAACTTTATATATATTGATGGTTGTCATTACCTATCCTTTATAAAAAGAGATATGGAAAACTCTTTCAATATTTTAGAAAAAAATGGTATAATGTGGATGGATGATTATGGTGGCAGTATGGGTGGCAGTATTCAAATAAAAAATACTATGGATACATTTTTAGAAAAATATAATGGTCAATATGAGTTAATTCATAAAGGTTATCAACTGGCTATAAAAAAATATTAATTTTGTCCCATTTTAAATCTTCAAGGCTGACTTAAAAGTATTTGTATTGTTTCTACAAGTTTGTCAAATTCAACACCTGTAAAAACATGAGTTGGTTTGAATCCACCTCTAAAATAGATAAAAAATGTTGGTACGACATCAACCATTTTTTTATGTACAGATGTTTCACTATCAATATTATCACTCATGAATAAAATATAGTTATTATTAATATAATCTTTTAATTGTTCTGCCAAGCTATCCAATTTTTGTTTGGCTAATTTGCAAGGTTGACACCATTGTGCCCAAGCCTTGACAACTACAATTTTATAATTTAGCAAGGCAGATTTTAAATTTTGATAGTCTTGAATGTCTTTTACATATTCTGATTCTTCAATTTCCGAAGCAACAGCTTTTTTTTCAGGATAAGCGATGGAATAGTTTCCGTACATTTTTGTTTATAAAAACATTCTCTTTAAATCTTGGTGTTGGAAATCATCTTTAATAGAGGTGTGTAATTATTGACACCCGAATGATCTTGACCTAGTATTTCCACTAAATTTCCTTTCTGATATCTTGTCAAGCTATGGATATCAATCAAACCGTCTCCATCAAGTTTGGATGTTAAATCATTATCAGCGTCATAAAATACGGTTGTGTTCTTACCTGTACAATATATAATTGTAGAGGGAGCGTGTATGGAGCAATCTCGATAGGGTAAATGATATTTTTCAAATAATTTATAATTTTCTTGAACGTGAGGATATTTATAAAGAAAATCGCACATGTTGTGAACATTAATCAACATGTCATCTTTTTGATAAAATGGTCTTGCAGAAATAGGTAAAGTTTGGTACAATCCTCCAAACAAGTGTAGATTCTTAATTTTTTTGGTCAAATGGCTAATTATGGGCGAACGATTAGAACTAGATTGTAAATTTTTATTCAAATGATCTACAATTGTATAAAATGAAGCGGGCGTTCCTCCAAAAGGCACATTGATAAAATAAATGTGTCGCAAATGTTTATTAATCCAAGCTTTATCTACAAAGGTACTCAAGAAATGATGAAAGACAAGTCCACCAAGACTATGACAAATCATAATTAAAGGTTCGTCCTGTTTTTCAATAAAGTCCTTGTATTTTTCATATAATGATAAATAATATTTTGGATATAGCGTATAACGAAAGTCATAAGGAAGAGCGCTCAACTCGTGTTTATCATTTTGTAAATATTTAATCATTCCAGAGTAGTACACATTTTTGGTTAATAAATAACTAGCTGTACTATCAATCTTAATTTTATCTAAACTTCCCACTTGTTCGGCAGCTGGAATAATTAATTGACCATCTGGATGAAATTTCAAGTCTAATTCTTTGAGTTGCAATGGATTGTCAGGTGGCCATATTTTTTTATTTTTTTCATTGTACAGTTTAGACCCGCCCATACCTGGAACAATACAAAATTTGTATGACGATGACATCACACAGATACACATGAGCACTATCCCCCGAATCTTCATTTACTATAAGTAAACATTTTTTGATATTATACATTCATCATTATAAATTTTGCATTCCCGATTCCAATTTGATCGATTGCTTGCTCGATTCCTTGTACTTGGTTATTTCTGCAATTATGTCTGAGTAATCAATTTTAAAAATTGATCAAAAGTCGATTCAATGTGTCGTTCATAATATTGAATGATCGTTACCGAGACCATTATTATGATTGGTTTTGTATTTGGTATATTTTTAACCAAAAACACAACATTATGGATGCTTTTTGTCAACACCATCTTATGGACACTTGGCTACCTTTCATTACAAGATATTAATCAAGGTTTAATTAATGAGGGTCTTTTGTCATTGATGATTGCAATAGTGATTACATATGGGTTTAACAAGACTTTTTTTATTGAAAATTTGGTTGTTATTCTCTTAAGGCGTATAAGGAGCCCATTTTTAGCCTTGAGTGTCTTTTTATTATGCGTTTGTATATTATCCGCATTTTTGGCCAACACAATTGTATTTATCATATTTTTACCCTTTATAAAGCTGTACTGTCAAATCTATAATTTAAATTTGTCCAAATACGCGATTCCTTTATCCTATACAACGATATTAGGAGGTGTCTTGACAATGATTGGAACAACGAATAATCTAGTATTGAACAGCTTACTTGCAGACAAGATTGGATTTGTCGAGATTACCAAGTATAGTTTACCGTGTACATTGGTCGGTCTTGTATTTATTTTTTGTACAATTCATTATTATCCAGATTTGAATTACAGTGAGCTAAAACCCTTGTACACTGTCAAATTAACGAATCTAGAAGGTATCAGTACACGCGATGAATTTTATCAAAAACGATTCCTAAGAGTTCCACCGAATCATATCAATTACCCATTGCAAGAAAACCAATCAATCTTTGTAGAAATAGATTATGAAAGTATGATTTTTCAATATAAAATTATGGAATACAGGAGCGGGTATTTATGTGTTTCACACGACGGTTGTCCAGAAGATTGTGAAATCTTGGGAAATACTCCTACTGGCTCGATATTATATTTTAGTTTGGATGAACAAGCAGATCTTCTTGATAAGTTGCAACAATTGTCGAATCTACAGAAATTTATTGCAGTAGCGTCTTTAGTATTGCTACTGATTGGACTCATCATCAATAAATCAATATTATTTGGATTTTATGCCATATTGCTCAATGTTATTTTTTCTGTACAAGATTATGCACAAGTCTTGGATGCTTTGAACTTGAATTTATATTTCATGATTGCCTTTTCTTATCCTCTAGGCATCTTTGTTGAAAAAACATTTTTAGCTCAATATCTTGTCTCTTGGCTAAATCATTCTACCCGACTTTTATGTATTACTTTAATTGTAATATTTTCAAGTATATTTAGTGAATTAATTACGAATCCATGTTCTGCAATTATAATGTATTTTATCGTTCGTAATACTAGTACTTTGTCGGTCACCAAAGCCGTCCTAGCCATATTATTAGGAACCAATGCTTGTTTTTGTTTGCCAACGACTTATCCAACTCATGTCTTGGCTCGGCAAGCTGTAAATTATAAAGTGACCGATTTTGTCAAATTTGGTTTATTATTGGATATATTATATGTTACCGTTGCAATTATGATGCTATATTTTTTTGACTGATTTCCAAAATCTTTTAATTTTGAAAATAATTTATTGAAATTGTAACAAATGTTCAATGCGCTTTCCACCTGGGAAGAAAGTCCAAAAAGGATGAGGACGAATGGTAATACCTGCAGGTAATTCTTGTTCGTCTGTCTCAGAAAAAGTATCCAAATACCAACCTGATGCATCTACTTTAAAATTCATCAATGTGCGAGTCTTAATATAACTAATATGTTGACGGTACGAAATCTCGCTTTGAGTATGTTTAGCAGGTACCGTGACAATTGAAGGAGGCTTGATTTCTGCCAAGTTTGCTAAAATAAAATCATTAAATATTTCATCACATTTAGGATTACTCTCATACACATAATTAAAGGGAAATTCAGACTGTTTAAATCCAAACTTGGTTTCAAAGACTTTTAAATCACTGGGTTTTTGAAAACAAAATGATTGTTGATCTTCATGAATTTGAATCAAAGGATGGACTAAAAATGAATTCATTTTAATACTAATACCTCTTTCGTGAGCTGATAATACAAATTCAAACACAATATCATCTCCAATTTTACACTGTAATTTCTTGTTGAGAATTTCACTCGTCTCATTTTCCAAGGAAATTACCTCTAAACTGTTATCATCAACACAAAATATTTGTAAATCATGTTCACACAGGTTTTGGGAAAATATAATCTTTTTAATAAATAACTCTTTGGCCTTTTCTTTGTCGGTTTTCACAGGGGCTACCTTTGCTTTCATATCGGATGGTTTTTTATAACTTCCTTGAATGGACGAAGAAGCAAAGTTAAAAGAAGGGGAACGCTTTCCAGTGTATCCGTATATATTTTCATTGTTTTTTCCTAAAAACATTTTATTGTAATATTATCATGTTTTTAAATGAAAACATGATTTTTTTTTACAAAACTTCTATTTTACTTGGCTCCACTTTAACTAAACTTGATTTTAGGTGTTCCTTTTCCTGTTGAATTTTGACATTTCTTTTAGGACAATCGTGTGACTCTACATAACGGTGTAGAGAACAAAATACTTGGTCACATACACAACCAAATTGGTTTGTCAAATTTAATCTTTTTTTGCAGTGGGCGCAAAATTGCTTTAGCTTCATCTCTTTATATTAACAAGAGAAATTTTTGATTTAATCAATTTTTAATCTCAATTTTTTAGAATTGATTGGTAACCATACTGAATTTGCGTCACGAGATTCATTAGAGCTTGACAAACCAAATGTAATGTTTTGATGAAAGAATACACACAACAAATATTTCGATGCATTGCAAATATAAACAATTTGTGCATCTACCCAAACTTTGTCATTTGTACAAAAAAAATCGTCACTGCAATTTTCGTGAGACGAATCTGAATAATCATAAAACTCGCAACATAAACAAATCTGTACATTTTTAATATTGCTCAAATATTCCAAATTTCTCCAATTTTTCGTCATTGAAAAAGGCGGTTGGAAACGATTTATTTCACATAATGGAATATAAATAGTTTCTTTGGTATATTCATCACAATCCATTTCAAAGGACTGACGATCTAATTGTAAATCTTTAATTGTGCCTTGACGCCATACATTTTCATGCAAGAAATCTACTTTAGCCCCCACTTTAAAAGGGCAATTGCTTAAAATATCTTGTTTTAAAGAGTCGATAAATTCCATACACCATATATTTTTAATTGGTGTAGGTATCATTACTTCTCTACAAAGAGGACAAGGTTGTCCAATAGTTGTATTTAGTTTGTCATAACATTGAGAACAGATAAAATGTCCATTGATACATATGGTTAAATTATCGGAACAACAACATAGGCAAACGGGACATTTGGGTAGAAATTTACAAACTTCCAAATTCATAAGTTTATTTTTGAAACATCTTCTACTCTACTAATCAATTTTTGCTACCCGATTATTATTTTTTTTTTGTAATTGAAAAAAGCTAAGTGGAAGAGCAATACAACCAATTTTGCAAATCGCTAAATTCGTCTAAACCATAGACAGAAATTTTCCTTCTTGCAATTTCAAATTCGTCCTTCCATAAAAAATTAGGTTTTATAAGCACATACTCCAACTTTCTTGTTGCAGGATTCAAATCCAACGCATAAATGGAACCCATTTTTTGGATATAAGCTTGCTTTACTCCTTGAATTTGGTCAAGAAAGGCATCATCGACAAAATATATATTTTCGTCTGGAAAATAAAAAAAGAAATAGGTCAAATAGTTGGTTAAAAAACACCCAGGTTTAATCATTGGATATGGCATTCCCGTGCTAAAAACAAAGCATCGGTTGTGTGCTTCCAAATGTTTTTTTAAACCCGGATCGCGTATTGAATCAATTAGTCGTTGAATTAAACTTTTACATTTTGTCTGTGTATCTGGAGATTGCGGTGGATCTTTCGCTAGTAGAGTAGATAATTCATATAAAGTATTCAACACTTTTATTCCATCCTCGGTATACAATAATTGATAGAGAACTGGACTTGTTTGTCTAAAATGTTCTAAAGCTTGACCTCTTGTCATTGGAACACCTGAATTTCGTAGCCCCAATACTTGTCTTTCCATTAGCAATATTTCTACCACTTCTTTAATCTCACGAGGATTCATCAATTCGTGCGTGATTATATCGCTAGGATAGGCGGGTAGTAAAATATTTTGTTCACTATCAAAGGTTTCAAATAATTTGGACCACGTCATGACCAAATATTCAGGGTCCAATATAATTTCATGTTTGTTACTTTGAAACCGACGCAAAGGATGGACTAGACTCCAATTTGCAACAGGATTAAAATTGACCAAATCTTGTACAATTTGTTGGGAAGGTTTTCGCTTCATAAATTCAAAATGCTTGAAAACGATTAATCCACACTGAATAACTTTTTGAATCAACTCTTTATCTTCTTCTTTCCACGCACCGCTAAATTTTATGGGATACCCAATGTAATTAACAATTAATTTTTTATCCTTTTTGCAGAGCTGCGAACCAATTTCTTGTACAAGGTCGACTATTTTTTTTCGCCCTTTTTTAACATTAATATATTGCGGTTGAAATTCTAAATTCATTTATTTTATATATTTTTAAAATTTTTCAGTTAGCATCCACAAGATTTGGTAATTGTAATGGAACGATTTCCTGTAACATTGTCAAATGTTTGATGAACTTTAGCATTTTGGTATTGTTTAAATACTCCATTGGCCGACAAGACGCGAGTATCTAAAAACGGAATGCTTGTAATCGCGCCATTATTAGCTTGTTTATAATTCATAATGTATTGTATGGAGCCTATAGTTTTATTTTTGTTGTCCGATACATTAAAAGTGTAAGTTTCTTGATAAGAATTTCCATCTCCCGACAGTTCAGACACTATATTTAATTGAGTATTAAGATTTTGGTTAGGAAGATTGGTTGTAAATGGTGTAATGATCCAGTAGTTTGCTCTAACTCCGTTTACGAGTTCAACAATCGAAAAATCGCGTCTGTTATACGAAAATTGCAAAGGCATAATCTATAAATTATTGAGATTTTTTATTTTGTATATTATCAAACGCATATCTAATACTCTCCCATATTGGTTGTATACAAGGTGTAATTTTTTTACTTTTGATTAATTCATCTTTCAGGTCATAAATTGACTTTTCTATTGATAATTTAACCACCTGTACAGCACTTTTTTCAAATTTTGGACAATCCTTGGATGCATGAAATCCTAATGACTTTATTATGCTTTTATTATTGACTTTTAAATTACAATGAACAAAACTTTTACAAAAAGTACAATAGGTCAATGATTTGCCTCTAAACATTCTATAAAAAAGTTTTTTTTTAAAAAATTTAAACACAAACTTTGTAGAGATGGTACTGTTCGTTGACAAGAGATTACCACACTATTAAACAAGCCGCATTGAATCGATTCAATATTATAATTTCCTAAATTGTCTTGCAAGTCTAATTTTCCCAATGATATTATATTTTGTTCCTTGCATTGAATTACACAATGAGTCTCTCCAAATTCAACATTTTCAACATTTTGCACCGCATTTACTTTAGTAAACTGGTCAATATAGGTATGATTTCGTTCATTTATTTTGCATATTGGATCGTTTTTGGAAATGCCCAACTGTTCATAATCATTTCTTCCACATACATATAAGCCATTTTCTGTAATAAAAGCACTATTTCCCCATCCCGCTTTTATTTTTTTAATACTCACAAATCTTTTCAAATCCACTAATTTTGGTTCAGGATAATAATAAGAATTGTCTGTATTTTGTGGAAATGTACATTCATTTACAAAACCTAACTGACCAACTCGATTATGACCCCAAGAATAAATTTGACCCAAGTTATCCAAAGCCAAAGTATGATAACCGCTATAACCAACCGATATTTGTACAATATTTTTCAAATTTGGAACAATCGTTGGCAACAATACATCTGCATTCTTGTTTTGGCCCGTATATTCCCATTTTCCCCAGGAATATACATTTCCAGAATCGGTTAAAGCTACTGTATGAACTGAACCAGCGCAAATCATTGTAATTGGTTCTAATAAGGACAGTTTGCACGGTATACATGAATCCTCATTCGTTCCAATTCCAAGGCGACCATTTTCATTCGCGCCCCAACTATATACATTGCCTGATTGAGTAATTGCACAACAAAAAGCAAATCCGCATGTAATACTTGTAATACATATTGCATAATGTCTAAAATATTGAATGAGTCTTGGTTTATCACAAGATATAAGATCACCGTGTCCTAGTTTTCCAAAACTTGCTTTACCAAAACTATAGACATTTCCTTCGGTTGTTAAAAATAGTGCAAAATCGTAACCAAGACTTATTTGCTTTATATTGTAGCCAACAAATAAATCTTTAAACATTCTTGGACCACATACACGAATTGTTTTGCCAAAAAAAGAAAAAGATTGATACCATTCGTAAAATGTGGTGTCGCAATTGGATAGAATATAATCGTAATCCACAGAATTTGAAAAATGTAATTTCCATTTTTCGACTTGTTCTAAATTATGTTCTCCAAATAATAGATTAAATGCGTGAATAAATAAGGATATGGTAGTTTTATGTTTGGTAAAATACTTTTTCCAAAACATGCAAAATACCAAATCCCCTTGAGGAAAGAATTTTTCTGACAAACCTTCATACATTAACTTTGCTTGTACAATATAAATAGAGTCTTTAAAAGTGCCAAAATAATTGGGTTTTTGGTGTTTGTAATCGACAAGTAATTGATAAAAGGTTTGTAAATGCGGCATTATAATACTTTCTTCAGTTAAAGCTTGTAGTTCTAATAATGTAACTCCATAATCCGTGGAGAGAGTGGTTATATTAAGTGATTCAAGTAATTTTGCAATTTTTATGCATAAAGTAAGCATATTTTTTATATAAATATGATTAAAATTCGATTAAAAAACAAAAGCATCATTTTTATAATCCATGAACGCGAATCTTACTTTCCGTGGCTAGTTTTTCGTGTATTAAAAATTTCTTGATATCATCGGCTTGGTTTCCAGACAATATTACAACATTTTCAACATCTTTGGCAATAGATCCGTTGCATGAAAACTTTTTTTTCCAATGTTTGAGCAAATCTGGCAGATTATCTAATACCAAACCTTCGATTGTCGTTGTTGTCTTTCGACCGTTTCGTTGTACGACGCGAATATCTATAAATTTACTGGTCGTTTGCATTAATTCTGCGCTTTGTGATTTTAATATTTCATTATCCATAGTTTTTTATAACACGGATAATCAAAAAAAAATGTTTGATCAGTTTATGTACAAAATATTTATTTTTTAATTAAAAAATGCAGGTCCCGGTTGAACACACTACTGTCTAACTACAGTCTTTATTCCAGAAATTACTGCCAGGCCTTTATATTTTAGTACAAAAATCATGTACAAGATAGAAAAGAAGATTAGAATACATCCGATGATAATGATAAAGACAAAAAACCATAATGGCATCTTGGATAGGCTTGCATCTTTTGGATTTTGGTAATTGTAATAAATAGGTATCGAATTTCCAACTTCCGGTTTGTCGTAATAGGATTGTTTTGTAATTTTTGTATTGTATTCCTGTTCACCTACAATAAATTTTACAGTTAGTTCACATGAATATTTATTGCCTACTAATTCTTGACAATCAGTATTTGTAATAGTAGCAATAGTTGATTTTTTTGAATGAGGATAGACTTTATTAATCCAGATAATCAACAGGATTCCAATAACAGTTGAAATTAGAGACATGATGACAGCATAAGTGCGTCCCATCACGGCAGCTCCTTGAAGACCGCTTTGTAAATATTGTCGTTGTTTTTGATTCATTTTTATTAATCTCAAATTAAAAAAAAATTTACCTCAAATCTTCCCAATTATATACCAAATGCTTGCTGTTCAAATCAAACCATTTATTTTGTGTAGTTTGTTGAGTCTCATAATTAACTAGTATTCGATTCGTGTCTTGACAATACTTTTCAATTTTGCCCAAAACAAGCTTCTTTTTATCCCAAAACTCTACAAAACTATTTAACAATTGTATTGTTTCTTTCCTCCAATCATATAGGACACAAGTTCCGCAGGGTAGCACATAGTTTGTAACTTTGGACAATGGTATCTTTACAATAGTTGTTAAATTTCCATCCTCCAAGACAAAACTTTCGGTATCCAAAACAAATTGACCTTTGATAATACCAATTATTTTTGCTTGTATCCAACAGACAGAATTGGGGTGTCGATAATCAACAATATTATTCATGGGGATAAATAATATAAATTTTAAAAATCAAGCGTCACTTTTTAAGGATAAGATTTAGTTTCACATTGCAGGGTATCTCCACATAACCCAATATTTGTATTAAGAATAGTCCAATTATTCCAATCTTTCTTTTCAAAATTAATACATTCCTTCAAATGTAATACTTTTTCTTTTCCAAAACATTTTGTTCTAAAATGTTCTCCATCGACAAATCCTTGTTCACAACTTGCTTGATAATTCGTAATCAACCTTTCATTGCTCTTACAAGGATCTGACTGATGAACCATTTTCACCGGTTTAGGTTGCTTATTAATATTATGACGATATTCCTCTTGGGTATAAGTATTTATTGTGATAAAAATTATAATGATTAATACTAAAATTACAATTAAAAAGGAAAAACAAGCCAAATTTCCAATTGTATTCATTTATTTACAATCAAATTTAAAAAATGATTTATTTTTGTTTCCGCAAAAAATTTAGCACAATGAAAATTTCTATTTTAATTCTAGTTTTTTGTTTTCGCTTTACAAATTGTTTTGTCCTGCCCATTCCCAATCAGGAATTGTCCTCTGTCATTACTAGCCTTATGGACGGTTGCAAAGATATAAGTAAAAAAATTCAAACCGCTTCTTGTAACAAATTAGCTTGTTTTAATGATTTTGGAGATGAACAATTAGCCATTGATGTTTTGGCCAATGAAATCTTGATCAATAATCTTTTAAAAAATGACAAGGTAGCAACCATCAGTTCGGAAGAAACCTCAAGTTTGCTTTTAGGGGAAGGTTCAGAGTATTCGGTAGCTTTTGATCCTCTTGATGGTTCTAGCATTATAGACAATAATTTTGCGGTTGGAACAATATTTGGTATTTGGAAGGGTGATAAATTGACATACATTAAAGGTAGAGAATTATGTGCGGCAGGAATTTGTGTCTACGGACCTCGTACCACGATAAGTATTGCTACCGATCAAGAAGAAGGAGCTAAAGAGTATTTATTGTGTGAGGATGGCTCCTGGAAATGCACAAGAAATTTTAATAATATCGGTCCTGGAAAGTTATATTCACCTGGAAATTTACGCTGTATTGGTACAAACCCGAAATACAAGAAACTTGTCGATTATTATTCGGAAAATAAATATCAATTACGATATACAGGTGGTATGGTCCCTGATGTAAATCAAATTTTAATTCAGGGCAAAGGTATATTTCTATATCCAGAATCAAGTTCCTACAAATCAAAATTACGAATGTTGTATGAATTAGCACCTATTGCCTATTTAATTGAAAAAGCGGGCGGTGCAAGCAGCAATGGACAACAATCCATTTTGGATTTGGAAATAAAGCATACCAATGATGTATCCCAAGTTGCTATTGGAAGTAAATCAGAAATCGAACGATTCAATAAAATTATGAATTCGAAAGTAAATCACGATGTATTTTATCATGGCATCTTTCACAAACGACCAATAAATTGAACTTTCCATTTTTTGAATGAAAAGTCGGCTGTTTTTCAAAAACTTCTTGTGGTGTTATATGATGTGTATGAAGATTTATTTTGCTTTGGCAAATCTCACATTCCTTCATGATTACATTTTTATTATACCGCGATGTCTTGTACGCTTCTTCCGATTCGTGTACATAAATTTCAATTCGATTTCTGTAATCAAAAGCACGATTTATAAATGCTTCCTCCATACCGAGCGAACGAGCAATTTCAATACCATATAAATCACTTCCTGAACCTGAATTCAGTTCACGATCATATCGAATCTTTATATCATCAATTAAATAGGTTGGTGTCGAATTGTCTGCACATACTTTAAAATGACATATTTTGATTTTGGGATTTTCAGAAATTTCTGGAATTTTGGATAGGGTGTGTAAATGCGTCGTAAATAAGAATAAAATGCTTTGTTGAACCAATTGAATCAAGGTTGAAGCGACAATACCTGTTGCAGATTTTGTTTCGGTACCAGAGGTTAATTCATCACACAATACCAATGACTTGTTATTACTTTTTCGTAATATATATTGCAGTTCACTCATTTCTGCCACAAAAGTCGAATGTCCACAAAATAAATTGTCATAAGTTCCAATTTTACTATATAGATTGCTGACAATTGTCCACTCCAAGCTTTTAGCAGGAACATAGAATCCACATTGAGCAAGCCACACACACATACCCAAGCTTTTCAACAGCGTACTTTTACCAGAACTATTCATTCCATAGAGTAACATTCCCAAGGCATCTTGTTCCTCCGAACCACCCAATTGAAAACTATAAGGAACAAACAATGAATCTTTATCAATATATTCGTGAATTGGATGACGAAGTTCTTGGACTATAATGATAGAATCGTCGTGATCCAATAGACTGGGTTTGATATATTTATGTTTGTTGAAAAATTTTGCCAATGTGCAGAAACAATCCATTTCTGCAATCTTGTGAATCATTTCTAACATATCACCTTCCTTGTTTGCCAAAAAATCTTTGGATATCGATTTGAAACTTGCCAATACATAGGATGATTTTTCACTCTCTAGTGCTAATAACTTGTTGGATAGTTTGTCAAGCTCTTCAAAACTGACACGAACGGTACTTTTATTTTTGGAAATTTCGTACAATTTATGCTCCATATGCTTGTATTGAAAAGTTTCCCACTTTTTGACCGTACAAGTTAGAAACCATCCTTCCGCACCACTTTGAAGCTTGAAATATTCCTTGTAACTTTCTTCCATTTTGTTTAGTGATTGCTTGAGTTTGGATTGTTGTTGTTGAAAATCGACAAGTTCAAAACTAGAAATTTTTATAAAATCATAATCTTCAATACACATTTTTTCCAAATCAAACCATTGATTGATTTGATCACACAAATCCTGATACTTTGAGTCGTTCCAAAATTCTGGATATTGCTGACAAGTTTCTGTATAAATCGTTTGTAATTTTGATAAAAACATTCCCGTCAATCGAAATGACAATTTTTCTCGCTTCCATTTGAGGAGCATCCACTCCAAATCAGGTATCGATTGTGTTGTTAGAGTGGGGCTAATTTCCAACGTCGATTCAAAATACTGTATTATTTTTTGCCGTTTTATAATTTCTGTTGCTTCCAGTAAAGGTCTTCGTAACATCCCATCTAAACGACGCCTTCCTAACAAACTCATTCCGTGCCCTAGAATGTCGAGCAAACTCTTTTGTTTGGAGGCTTGAACAAAACTTCTTCGGCGTTCACATATCGATGCAATATTTAATTCTAAAAACGCATCACGATTATATTCCATATATTTACCCAAATTGTCCACAAAACTTGGTTTTTGTAATTTACTAATAAGCAATGGATCGTGTTTTTTAATATTTTCAAGGACGAAAGTCAACACCGTTGTCAAACTTGCGTGCTTGTCTAATCCTAAATACACCAAAGGGTCTTCTTTAGTTTCGTAAACATCTTGCAAAAGACCTAATATTTGATGATGCAAAATTTCATCGTGTACAATACAAACTTTGGTAGAAGAACTAGCACTCATATTTTGAATTGTTTTTGCAGATTCTTCTTCACTAAAATTTTCCATTTTTAAAATGATTTCTGGCGGTGAATAGTGTAATAAAATATTTTGGATTTCACGATGATAGTCTTCACAATCTTGTTCATTAACTCCAATATATCCTGTACTCATATCGACATAGGCCATGGAAATCAAGTATCGAAAGGATTTGACACGACCTGCTCCTGCTTTATATCTCTCCACAAGAAGCCCAAATAAACGACGATCGGAAATTGCTGCAGAAACATCTTCATTTTCAGATTCGTGTCGTATAATATGATTATAAATACCAAGTAATGCGCGTTCTTGTTTATTTTCGGCAGTTTGTTCATAAACAGCTACAGTATAACCTTCATCATTTAATCGTGTTAAATGCTTGTCCAACACATATAAAGGAAATCCCGACATCCAAGGACTATTTTCAACATTTTTTCCATTTTTTTTTGCCAAATGAATTCTCAAGACATCGGACAACTCTCTAGCACATCCCCGTTTTACTGGCTCATCAACTTCATAAGCTTCATAAAATCCACCTACTTGCATTAATAACAATACATTTTCATTTGGGAATTGCGATTTGTGCATATCTAATAAATCAAAGTATTCCTTCAATAGTGGAGTCGTCATCTTTGATTTAAAGAAATCCATTCTTTAAATAATTTTTTATTTTTTAATAAAATGACATTACAATTTCCTTGTCTTTCTTTTAGCTTTATGCATATCGATGAACCATATACAGACAAAATTTTTATTCCCGAAAGCATCTTGATTTCATGGAGTTTTGATGTACCTGATCTGTTTGAAAAATTTTATCAAGTAAAACTTGTTAATCCAGCCAATGGGATAACTACTCATTGCGGATGGAGAGCGGCAAATAAAGAAGAAATACAAAGTATTGTGCTGCCCGATTGGATGATGAATAACTTGCAATTAAAAGATGGTGAAATCGTCGATATAAGTTTGGTGAAACTTCCAATTGCTTCCTACATTTCTTTTGAACCGGAAAGTAAATATTTTAATATTGATTTTCCAGATGACGAACAAAGGGTAGCTGTATTGACACATGCCCTATCAGATAATAAGTTTACTTGTTTGACGGTTGGTGACAAGATTCCGATTCATGCTCATGATGAAACCTACTTTGTATATGTATCCTATTTAGGTTGTGGTGAAAAAGCATGTGAAGCCGTGTGTTTGATTAATAATGAAACTTTTGAAATGGAAGCACAACTGCATATGGATCCTTCACGGCGCCAACTCGATTTGCGAAAATATAAAATGCAACAAATGATGATTAAGAGTGCAAACGCAGGAAATCCGGAAATGTTGCAACAAAAAATAAAAGCCCTGCGTCAAAAATACAATTATCATCCAGAGCTTCAACAGTTGAAAGATAATTTGCGATTTATAAAAAAACAATTAAAAAGTAATCCTCAAAATCCTTCTTTATTACAGAAAAAGGCACAAGTCCAAAAGTTGATTGCACAAAAACAAGATTTGTTACCAAAATCCTCCTTAAGCGTACAACCGGTTATACAGCAAGACAAGATGACAAAAATGCTTCGTATGGCTAAAAATATGGTGCAACAAGTTATCCTTAAAGATACAACACGAAATCGTCGACCAAAATTGGAAAAATTCTTGGCTAGTTTAGAAAAACTCTTTCCCGTACAATACAAGTCTGCCGTTCAACAAGGAAAACTTGCTTATAATTTGCATAAGATGGAGTTGGAAGACAAATTAATGAGAAAATTTCCAACAATGAAAGAACGAGAGCTACAAATTGCGGTTTGTGTGAACCCGTCGGACAAGGAATTAGAAATGTATCCAAACTTTTATAAATGGATACAGCGTGAATTGCGCGCCGCGGCTTTTTCTAAAAGGTAAATGTTTATTGTAGCATTTTAGGTTCATATCGAATGACATCATAAAAATTACCTTTCCTTCCAACGGCAACTGCCAAGGTTCGAGAAATTTTGGAAACATTTTGGATTTTCAATTGTCCCAACATTTTCATATTAAATTATTATCATTCTACAAGTCACCGTGTTCAATTTTGGCTTTACTGAGCAAATCTCGAATCATTTCTTTGTCCTTTTTTCTAGCAATCGTTGTTGTTGTTGCTACTAATTCCTAAAAGTTTTTTTCCTTGTAAAAATTGACTATTATTACAATTTTTACCACTATATCAAAATATGAAAATACCGCTTTATTCAATGCTATTGGGATTTTTGACTCCTCAAACCATTAAAAATTTGGACAAGCCAGTCTGCAAAGATTGCATTTATTTCAAACAGGATGTATTGACGAATCAAGCCCTTGCAAAATGTACCAAATTCGGACATAAAAATGTGATTACTGGACAAGTATTCCACGAATTTGCAGATATTTGTCGAAATGATGAACAAAAATGTGGAATCAATGGTACTTATTTCAAACAACACCACGGGTTTTTTAATTAAATTCAAAAAAAATCTCTAAAATATTGATGCAATACATTTAATAATATGCTTCCCAAAATCTGCGCAAAAATGAATTGAGATAATGGCGTATAACTTGAAGTTTTTACAGGTTGCATATTGCGCACTATATGTAGTTCGTTTTTGTCGTCTGAAAAATAAATGTTATTGGGCTCTATAATATCAATTGAAAGTGTCGTGTTTTCTGGTATAAATTGATTGAAAACTTGACTCGGGATTTCATTAACTCCGATACCAAAAATAGACTCGATATAAAATTTCTTTTCCAACCAATTGATTTCAATGTTGCAGCATAAATCATTCCCATCATCATCAATAACACAGTTTTCACTACCATTAATTTTATAGACGCCAGAAGTCTTTAAAGAATATAATATGGGTCCATAATACATTTCTTGACTTAGTATAAATTTCTTGCGCGGATAAATTGTAATAAACTTGGAATTAGGCTTGGCAAACAAGGGATGGCTACTATGACTTATTAACCATTCGCCGTGTAATTGCTTCATTATATTTTTTTTATCTCCAATTGCTGATAACATTAAAGGGACAACAAATGCATTAAATAGTTTCATGCTTGTTTTTATAGAGGGTTTTTTGAATTTTCATCATTTTTTTATTTATTTAAATAAAGTTTTCTTGGCTTTTAATAGATGACTACAATAAATCAAGATTATGCGATAGCTGATATTAATTTGGCAGAATGGGGTCGTAAAGAAATTGCAATTGCTGAAACGGAAATGAGTGGATTGATGGCGATTCGAGATGAATATGCTTCAAGTCAACCTTTAAAAGGTTCAAAAATTACCGGTTCACTTCACATGACGATTCAAACCGCTGTATTAATTGAAACATTACAAGCGTTGGGAGCACAAGTTCGTTGGGCTTCTTGTAACATATATTCAACTCAAGACCACGCTGCGGCAGCGATTGCTTTGAATGGAACTGCGGTATATGCAATAAAGGGAGAAACATTGGAACAGTATTGGGATTTTACACACAAAATTTTTGAATGGCCAAACGGATCATATTCAAATATGATATTGGACGATGGAGGTGATGCTACATTACTTTTACATTTGGGAGCTCGTGCTGAAAACGACCTAACTGTATTAAGCAATCCGACAAGTGAAGAAGAAACAGTTCTTTATGCAGCAATAAAAGCAAAATTAAAAGATGATCCAACATGGTATTCAACTCGATTGGTTCAAATAAAAGGTGTTACTGAAGAAACAACCACTGGAGTACATCGTTTATATAAGATGCATGACAAAGGTGAATTAAAGTTTCCAGCAATTAATGTAAATGATTCTGTCACAAAAAGTAAATTTGATAATCTATATGGTTGTCGAGAATCATTAGTCGATGCTATTAAGCGTGCTACAGATGTTATGATAGCTGGTAAAGTTGCAGTAGTTGCTGGTTATGGAGATGTTGGAAAAGGTTCAGCTCAGGCTCTAAAAGCGTTATCAGCTCAAGTTTGGGTTACAGAAGTCGATCCTATTTGTGCTCTTCAAGCTGCAATGGAAGGATATCGCGTTGTAACCATGGATTATGCATGTGACAAGGCAGATATTTTTGTAACCGCAACAGGTAATTATCATGTAATTACTCATGACCATATGATTAAAATGAAGGATCAATCTATTGTTTGTAATATTGGACATTTCGACAATGAAATTGATATAACAGGTATTGAAAAATATCCATGGGAAGAAATTAAACCTCAAGTTGATCATGTAATTTTCCCTGATTCAAAAAGGATAATTGTTTTAGCCAAAGGTCGTTTAGTAAATTTAGGGTGTGGTACAGGACATCCTTCATATGTAATGAGTTCATCATTTGCTAACCAAGTTATCGCTCAAATTGAACTTTGGAAGAATTCTGACAATGACAAATATCCAATCGGTGTATATACTCTTCCCAAATACTTGGATGAAAAGGTTGCACTATTGCAATTAAAAAAATTAAATGTGCAACTAACATCTTTGAGTGATTATCAAGCTGAATACATTGGTGTTAGTAAAGAAGGACCCTACAAACCTGATCATTATCGTTATTAAATGAAAAATATTTTTTATTTCCATTTATTTAAAATTTCAAATATTTTATTCAAGATATTGTTTGATTAGTGGATATATTGAACTATAATTTCCATTATCATTAAAATGTTCAGCATCAACAGTACCAAAAGCAATCCCTCCAATATTGTAAAGGTATAAAGCAGGCGTTTTTATACCTTGGGGAAAGCTAATATAATCGTATGGATTTATAAATGGATTTTTTGCATAAGGTAACTCTCCGTAAGAAATGGATAGAGTAGTCATTGAGTCAATATTAATTGAAAAAGATACAGAAAAATCAATGGGAATCGTCGTAAACCCAAATACAACCTTCCACGCTTTCCAAAGTTGAGCATCATTTGGAGTTCCGACTCCTAAAGGAACATTTACATAATAATTTTTGATTGTATTACCTTCATTAGGAGGAGTATTTATCTTTAATTCTTCGTTACATTGATCAGCTAATGACAACACATAAGGACTATCAGGATTTGTATAATTATCATCTAATACAATAACATTATTACGACCATTTATGTTTCGTTGAAAGCGAGTCAAATTGTCTAATTGAGTTTTAGAATTTTGTAAACTGTTTTGAATAATGGCTGGATTGGGATTGCAATTTTGTAGAAACATTAAATCTATTATTACAAAATAAAATTATTATTTTCTTGCCGTGAAATAATTCTTGATAAACCAATCAATGGTTTGTTGAATACCTTGCTCAACCGGAACAAATTCAAAGTCTGGAAATAATTGTAACACTTTTTGATTGGATACCGTTTTTTTGTGTTGCCCGTCACTATAATTTGAGTCAAATTTTAGTCGAGATTCGTAATCAAAAAACTTGCTAATTATTTTGGCGACATTTGCAATACTGATTTCTTCTTGTTCCGAGACTGATAAAATTAAATTATCTGGAGTTTCTTTTGCCAACAAAACTTTTATTATGAGTGAAGCAACATCATCTGCATAAATAAATTGACGCAATGGTGTACCAGTTCCTCTAACAATAAAATCAAGTCCATCCTTTTTCGCTAAATAACATTTATGAATGAGTGAGGGCAAAACATGTCCATCCTCTAAATTAAAATTATCGTGCGGACCATATATATTTGTTGGAGATACACATACAAAATTGTCACCATAAGTATCACGATAAGCTTTGCAATGAATCTGAATCATGCGTTTTGCATAAGCATAGGCATCGTTGGAAGAGTGAGGCGGGCCGTTATGAAGCATTTCTTCTTGTATGGGATAAGATTTAACCTTGTCTGGAAATATACAAGTGGATAAGCATGCAACTAGTTTTTCTACTCCAAATTTATGACTATAATGAATAATATTGTAATTTAATAACAAATTCTTTTCAAGCATTTCCACTTTTTGATTCATGTTTTTAAAAAGACCACCTACACAAGCCGCAAGATGTATTACATAATTGGGTTGTATTGTTGTAAACATCTCTTTGACTTCTTGGCTATTGGTCAAATCATAATCGGCAGAGCCTACAAAAATAAATTCCAAGTCATCTTGATAGGTATTGGATACTTTTTTTACACCATTGCCTACAAGACCGCTTCCTCCAGTAACAAGTACTTTTTTCATTGATTCGTTTTATAAACATTCAACATTTAAAATTTTTAATTAGTATATTAAAATGATCATACTATATATAATTATATTGTTTATTACGCTACTACTATTCTTTCGACAATGCAATAATAAAGAATCCTTTGTTCACCAACCTAAATATAAAGCTAGTTATAGTCAAAAGATTCCCTTTATCATTTGTACAACCCACGAAAGCGATGCTTGTTCCAATAATTTGAATATAATCAAAGCCTTGAATCCTGAATATACAATTTATTTTTTTGATGATTTGGCTAGAATTCAATTTATCCAACAATATTTTGCTAAAAATGTTCTCAATGCCTATTTAAAATTGATTCCTGGCGCTTTCAAGGCTGATTTGTTTCGATATTGTTTTTTATTTCATCACGGAGGTGTATATATAGATATTAATAAAAAATTAGTCAATCCTCTTCGAGAAATTATATACCCGCAGGCTACGATGGGACTTGTTTTAAATTCAAATCATGATTTGGGTGAAACTCCAAAAATAATTAATGGGTTTATTTATATTGTTCCTCAACATAAATTAATGAAGAAATGTATTGACCAGTGTGTTGCCAATATTGAATCAAACTATTATGGTGATTCGTTCTTGTCGGTAACAGGTCCTTACATGTTCGGAGGTATATTTAAGCAAATATACGGCACTACATTATTTTATCTTAGTTACGGATTACATTTAATCGATGATATGGTGCTTCATGTAATGAAGTTTAATGAAAATAATTATATTATTGATGTACTTGCAAATAAAAAAGTTTTATCATTTACAGAAAGACATGATTGTAAATTAGAATTTTCAATTTTGCCTTATACAGAAATGTGGTCAAAAAAAAAAATCTATGTTTCCGATCTTGAAAAATAAAATATTTAATTAATATAGAATATGGATTACTCATCTTTTTTACCTGTTAATCCCCCTACACCAACACCAACTCCTGTTCCAGTAGAAACACCTACTCCTACTCCAACACCCGCTCCAACACCACTAATTGTTCCAACCAACCCAGATTTGATATTAAATCCCTTGATACCCACGGTTCCAGTTACCATTCCTCAAAATAGATATTATGGCTTTGAGTACCCATCCCCAGTCATTTATTCTGTATTACCTGCCGAGGTTCCAACGGGGAGTGAGGTAGAATCGACAAATCCCTATGTAATTTTAAGCAACAATTTGTAAAAAATGTTTTGAATTTCTATTTGTAAAAAAATAATAGAAATGAAGTTACACGTGGGAATTATATGCACTTTTAATACATTAAAATACGGAGTCTCGAAAACTGGGAAAACTATATATAAATGCACACCCTTTGATCCTACAGTAGGACCTGTTAAAGTTGTCTATGGAGGAAAATTAAAAGGTAAAATTGTCATTGTTTTTTTGTTACAGCGCGGCAAACAAGAAGAAAAAATGCCTCTTGTTGAATTATATCATGTAATTGGTCTCGCGGAGCCATCTAATTTAATTACAGCTTTAATGTATCATCATCAAGTGTATCGGAAACCATTTAAACAGATTGTGTGTGAAAACAGTGACAAGGAATCAAAAATAACTCGTGCTGATAATACGCATCTAAAAGTATTTTCGATTGACCCAAAAGGTTGTATTGATATTGATGATGCGTTTTCTTTGGAACAACAAGGAAATACTACAATCGTTGGGGTTCATATCGCTCAACCAATCTATTGGTTAGATCGTCAAGCAATGATGGAGCGAGTACAACACGCCTTTTCTACTTTATATCTTGGAAATTCGAATATGTCACCTTTATGGTCTACTGAAATTCAAGAAAAATCATCTTTACTACAAGGACAAAAAAGAGCAGCCTATTCAGTATTTTATCATTATGAAAATAATAATTGTATAAACATTGCACAAAGTGCATCGTGGATTATCAATTCTTGTCCAACCCATTATGATGACATTGAAAATATTTTGGTTCGAGAACTTTTAGATTGGACGAACTGTGTTTCTGGAAAAGTATTGGACACACACGAATTAGTTGCCCATTGGATGATGAAAACAAATCAATATATTGGATCTCAATTTGATTTACCATATCGAGTACAGGAAGAATCTCACCTATTTAATATGCGTGGTATTGATCCTTGTGTTGAAGCTGTATTCAAACAGTACACAATGGAAAAGGCAACTTATTCTTTATCGAAGCAAAAACATGCATCACTGAATTGCCAAAAGTATGTTCACTTTACTTCACCCATTCGTCGAATAATTGATTGTCTTATACATTGGCGCATAACTTATCAGGACGATTTAGTGATGGATATTGCTCGTATGAATGAATTGGACCAGGCAACCAAAAAATTCCATCGTTCTTTGGAATTACATAAAAAGATTGAAGAAATTCAACAAGGAGAAATTACTGGATATATCTATGAAAAGATTACCAAAGGAACATGGAGACTCTATTTTCCCGATTTGGGATTTTTTAAAATTCGAGTCGTGGATACCAAATTAGAACATTTGATCGATGAATCATTGGCGGAAAACTATGTCGTAGGACAAGGGTACCCGTTCTTGCTTCATAAGAAAGAAGGATTTTTACCTCAAGAGCGGCTCATTATCGTACCAAAGTTTAATTTACTTTTATAATAGTTTGTCATTAATGTTTCCATTATTAAAAGATAATAATGGAATTTGAGTATAATTAGTTTTCAACAACACTCTTATATTTTCAATTAAATTTGTCCAACTGGAGGATGCGGAATAAGTGTCTAAAAACGCTGCAGTCAGAGCTCCAGAGTAAATTTTATTTATAAATGCATCTGCACTTGTTTGATCATCTCGACATCCACTAATCATTATAATTTTTCCTTTTGGTTGAGGTTTTTCATTGTTTTTCTGAATTGGACTTGATGAAGAAATATAGGTATATTTGAGATCCAAAACAGTACCGCTGAAACAAGAATCAAATAAACAAAATAAAAAGACGCCAGGTTTTAGATAGGTAAACAATAATTTATTTAGTTCATCATCTGTAATAATGGACATGTCGACAGGTACAATACACTCATCCTTTTTATCAATTTCATCATTATCATTATCGACAATGCTCATTCCGTGACCAGAATAATGTAGAATTATAGTATCGAAAGGTTTGCTTTGTAAAAATAATGTTTGTAATTCTGCCAAAATGACTTCTTTGGTTGGTTTTTTAACTGTAAAGTCAGTTAAAAAATTTGATTGTAAATCTGGAAATTTATTTTTAAAAAAATTTTCTGTAGCAATTACATCATTGATACAACCATGCAGCTCAGATGTTGTTCCTATATAATTTATTCCAATTCCTAAAAAATATTTTGATTGCATTTCTATAATTATTCAAGAAAGTTTTTTTTAATTATCACAGTAGTAAAACTTGATTAATATTACAAACCTGCCAATCTGAATCATCCTTGTTGAGGTCACGTTCAAGAATCCAAATATCATGTCTATTATTGCAAGCAAAATGAACTTTTACTTGATGTTTTAATGGACTATAAATTTCCTTTTCTGGACCCAACATGCCTTGTAGAATTTCAATTTTTAATTCTTTATTATCGACTAATCCCAAATATTTATAATTCGACAATGTGCGTTCATACAATTCCCATTCATCAATAATACGAATTGTATTAATCTTGGGAACCTGTAAATTTGTCAAACAAGTATTGTCTCGTAATACATTTAGAGCAATTGATAAAGCTGGAGTACAATACGATTTATCTAAGAAATTACGACCGTACTTGTACTCATTAAATACAGTAATATACGCTTGTGCACAACCTCTTTTAAATTCATCAGGATCATAATTATCAAAAGAATCATACATGTCAGGTTTTCGTTGATGTTTATTGACAGAACGAATGATAGAGTATTGGGACATCCATCCCCAAGGATACTTTTTAGCACAGCTTGATGGATGAAGTTTTGGAAAATGGATAGAATTTAATATCAAGTGTCGCATGTATTATATGATTTTAAAATTCAAACAATAGTTCAATTTTTATTTAAGAGTAAATACCAAAAAATAAAAATGAGCACTGGCGATTCATCCATCGTAGAAAAGGAGTCTACATCCATAAATGTAAATGAAAGTACAAATGAAATACATTTTAATTCGGTCATTGGGCAAACAAGTATAACAAAGTTAATCACCGAGCTTTTAAATTTACAGTCCAAACTTTTGAAGAAGAGGAAGAAATTATTGGAAAAGCTAAAGGATGTTGAAAACGATGATGACTTGGCAAGTGTAGAATACAGTGTAAGTGTAAAACCAATCAAGTTATTCATTACATCATCGGGTGGTTCTTTATTTCAGGTTTTTTCTGTAATGGATACAATTACTTCAATGAAAGTTCCTGTTTATACAATAAGCAAGGGTTATGTTGCCTCTGCTGGAACTTTGCTGGCACTAGCAGGTGCACGACGATTCATGACTAGCAATTCCTTCATGTTGATTCACGAACTGCGATCTGGAACTTGGGGAAAGTATTCCAATATGGTAGAAAGTGTTGAAAACTCCAAAATGTTGATGGAACATATTAAATCTATTTACTTGAAACATACAAACTTGTGCTCTACAGACCTAGAAGAACAACTTAAAAAAGATCAATTATGGGATGCAGAAACTTGTATAAAATATGGACTCGTGGAAGGTATTTGGGACAATAATAAAAATTGATTATAATTGCCATTATATCAGGACACCAACAAGTCATGGATAATGAACAATTAAATTTGTATAATAAATTACATACTGAAATCATTGATAAAGTCGTAGGTATAAAATCATTTAAAAATTTGCAAGAGTATCAATCATCCTATCAAGATTTTTTTACAAATATTCAAGAGTTGCAGGAAAAATATGAAACATTTAATCGAGAGGTGATTCGAAAATATCATATTTTTAATCCAATAACACCAGGTAAATGCAAATATTTTGAAGAACTTGTTGGCGAAACTTGGTATTTTATCGTTCATGTACCAAGTTACGAATTAATTATCAAGGAATGTTTATTAAATGGTAAAAGTTTGAAAGAATTTATGATGATTGAAAAGGAAATTGTAGAACTGTTTAATCAAGATTTGTATTTGGAAAATTTTTATTTATTTTGTGAAAAGTTTTTTATCCTACATCAAGGGTATTCAATGTTGGATTTTGAAACGATGATAATTGACAAGAATGATGAACAAATCTGTAGATTATTTTTTATACATTCATTCGAATATCCAAAATTTGATGACTATGTTACCACTTGTCTTGAACATAACTCTTCCAAACTAGAAGAGCTTTTCCAAATTCTAAGCTATTATAAACCTTTATTGCAGAGGTATAACGAACTATGCAAGGCTTTTATTCGAAAGCAATATATCAATGTACGATCGATTCGTGATATATTTATAATGTCAATGCAATTACATACTTATATTGTAATCCTTGATTTGAATGTGATTCAAAATGAAATAAAACACAAATTAAGCCAACGGGATGACTATGAACTTGCTTATATGGTATTTCAAGATGCAAAATATGCTTGTCTTGTACCTTTTTGCAGTAATGAAGAACAATTTTGTAATCATCTCATGCAAATGATCAAGAAGGAATCCATAATAAAAAGTTATATGAATTACAGTAATTTGCCAAAAGCATGTCAAACAAAATACCAAAAGTTGTTGTTGGATTTTGGTCAAGAATCTTATATCTATGATAAATTATTTGTATTTAATGACACTTTCAATTATAAGATATTGTATCCTCGTCTAGTCATACCTGAATGTATTACATCATTGCAAATCATACACGAAGAAAATTACAAGAAAATTTACCCGAGCAGAAAATTAAAATGGGTGTACGAAAATAGCTTTATAACTCTAACTTTTGGCCGTGCAGAGCTAAAAGTTGATTTTCTCTCATTTGTTGTACTGTTCTGCTTTAATGATTATTGCAAACTATCGAGGATAAAGATAAGTGAGCTTACGAATCTTCCGCAAGAAAATATACAATTGATTCTCGACATTTTACTCAACAAGAATGTTTTATCTCAACAAGATAATCGTTACATTGTTTCACCAGACTTGGCTAAAAACCATCAAGTAATGTGTATCGACTCTTCAGTGCCTTCAAAACTAACAAAAATTCCTTCCTTGTTGTGTTCAGCAGAAGATAGAATAAAAGCTAGTTTAATGCGAGACTTGAAAATACACAAGAAAATTTTGAAGAGCGATTTGGTTGAAAAGTACTTGCCTGTTGATGTTGTCGGCATTATCAATTCATTGGAAAGTCTAGGATTTGTCGAAAAAGAAGGAATGTATATAGTTTATGCTTGATTGCGCTAACTGGCATAAAAATATTGTTGTTGTTGTTGCTGCCCTTGTTGCTGCTTTTGTTGCTGCTTTTGCTTCTCTTGCTTTTTCAAGTATGGAGCAAGGGTTTGATATTTTTTAAGAATTTGCTGCTTGGTTTGATATTTTGTTAATGGTACAGAACCACCAACAATTTTATAAATTGGTTTTTTTCTGTAAAAATCGGAAGTCGCCATGTTCAAGTATTGTCCTTGTTGATTTCGTGCAAATAAATATTCTAAACTGGATTTATCATATATAACTCCATCATCTCCAAGAACGGGGTCAACAATATCATTTCCAAAAATATCGGTTTGCACAATTTGAACTGTTTTTTTTGCAGCTTGAGCTTTCATTTGTTGTATTTTTCGTGCTTTTTGTGCTTGAAGCATCGCAATAAGTTGTTGTGTGCTGGATTGTTGTCGAGCACTTTGATTAAATTTGCGAATAAATTGTAACATTGTAGATTTTGAAATATTTTGTAATTTAGCAATGCTTCCAGATCCTTGCAAAAAATTTTTCAAATTGTGCAAGTCTGCTTGCTTTTTATTTTGTTGTGGTGTTCGACGAATAATATCTGGTCCATCAGTTTCGTATTGTTGCTCAGATTCCCTCATTTCAAAATCTTCATCATCAAGACCTGTCCATTCTTTTATAATTGACATATATTCATCTTTATCATTGTAATAAACGATAGATTCGAATGCGTCAATTAAAAAGTTTCTTCTTTGGAACGGTAATGTTTCTTCCTCAAGATACTCAGTAACCGTTTCCATATTTGGTGGATCTAATGGATGGTCAATTATCCATAATACATCACGATCTCCTCGACTTACGCGAATCCCTTGACCCCAAGGTGGTATTTGGCGGAAAGACTGCTTATAAATAAGAGCTCGATAAATTTTTTTGGCCACCCATTCTTCTTCGTCTGTCAAAATTCGATGCTGACCCTCGCCATATTCGTCTACTAAATTTATATTTTCGATATAATTCATACCATAAGGACCTGGATCCTCGTGTAAGTTGAAATGAATAATATTATCTTGAATCACAATTCCATCACCAGCGATGAAATGGTTTACCGTTACTTTGATAAAAATTGGTTTAGTGATATCCAAGTCTTCTAATTCAAAGTCCTCATCCACTTTATCGAAAAAGCTTTGTAAAACAGGTGTATAGGCTACTTGTACTTCAAACCCGCGATCATTGTATTTTCGGATACGAGATAATATAAACCAATTAAATTTGGTAAACAATGCTTCTTGATAATCTTTTTGTAAAAACCCGTGTTTTGTCAAAATATCCTTCCTGTGATTGGTTTCAACTTTATGACCATCATACCAAACTTGACAAAACGATAAATCAAAATTTGTCACTACTTGTCGTACAGGAATGCGATCAGGTATCATCATGATATCAATATGCGGTATTTTTATTTGATTGGTCATGTGTAGGTAGCACGTCTGGCATAGATCATACTCACATTGTGGGTCAGGACAGTGCCACATTGGACCAATTAAGTTCGCTCGTCCGCAAGAATTACAATGCCATAATCCATTTTGCTGCGGGTAAACATCAGCAGGATTAGAGTTAACCAAAGCATGTTGATGATCAGCTCTACTGGCAATGTGTGTTAGACGGAACCGCGCCAAAATATTATTTTTGCGAAAGAATGAATCGTCATAGGGTGGAGCTATATTACCCCATCTTTCATAATTCGAATAATATCCAAAAGTTCGAAGAGTCATGTACAAATCTTTGGCATTTTCTGTATTGACATAGATATCCAAGTCGGAAATTTCATATCCTGTATAGATGGCCAAGACTCCACCTCCTGCGACGACGGCTTCACTGTGAATAATAATATCTCTAAATGCATCAAAATGCTCTCTAAAGATTTCTTTATATTTTTTGTTCAAAGGACCAATAGACAAGGTTTGAATGACTTGCTGTTGTTGGCGACGCTGTTGCATTTGTTTTTGTTGTTGGTGTTGCATTTATTTGACGCGAAAAATATAAATTTTTCAGCAAATTAGGCAGGAAATCGTTCAATCTCATCCCAAAATTTTGCATCTTCTTCGTGATTCGGCAAATCAGAAATTTCTATTTTAATTTTTTTGCCCAAAATGTGAAAAGTATCCCCATTAATTTTATTACAAATAATTTCTATCGATTTTTGAATATTTTTGTGCTCACTCGCCGGAATTTTTTTGAAATGTAACCAGTCGCGCAAATCCGGATGAATTGGTTTCATATTAATGTTTCCCATGATTACTAAAATAACCAAATATTAAAAAATGAAATATTTTAATATTTTAGTCACAAATAAAAATCATGCTTACTCCATTTTGGAAGAAAAAAAATCATACTACAAGTAAAAATATATCTTCTATAACATTTGATTTGGAATTAGAAAACTCAACAAAAAATTTGGCAATGAGTGGTCATAATACCGTCTTATTACCAAATGGATATCTAGCAATTTATGGTGGTTATAACAATAACAAGTGTAAATGTGATTTTTACATTATGGATTTGGAAGAATTACCCGATTTGAATCAAAAAAATATCGTTTCCAACAAATTATACAACTCGCGTATAATAAGGGATGTACTACCAAAATTAGCATCGAGTGCAATGTGTTCTCATCCCTATAAAAATATTGTTTACATTTTTGGAGGAAGTGGTGAAAATTGGGGTCGTAGTAATTCTGACATTTTTATAATTATAAACTTGGACGATAATACCCAAAAAATAACTCATACTATGGAAAATAGTGGACCTCCTGCATCCTATGGCGCGACAATTAATTTTTATAAAGATAAATTATATGTATTTGGCGGAACGAATGGACTTATATTTTATAATCATATTTATGAATACGACCTTAAAACTGAAAAATGGAGTCAAAAACACACCATAGGCAAAATACCAACAGCGCGATATAAACACAACAGTTTTATTAATGATGATTATTTATATATAATGAATGGAGGACAATATGAATCATTTCAAGACGACATGCATGTTTATAAACTAAATTTAAAAACTTTTAATTGGGAACAATGTCAAGTTTTAGGAGATATTCCAAGTAATTATATTGCTTCAGGATGCAGTTTTGACCCGACACAAAATTATGTATGGATATTTGGTGGTCGATATGGAAATAATCTAAAATCGAATAAAATTTATGGATACAGTTTGGAAACGCAACAATGTAAAGAATTTATGTTTGAGAATAATTTCAAACTGGTTGAATCAAAATTGAAAAAACTACAATCGCCAATGCAAGGAAGAGAGTTTCATACTGTTTGCATATATAAAAATAAATTAATTTCAATGGCTGGATCAACTGGTGTTGAAAGATTAGGAACGGTTACTGTATTTTATTTACCTTTACAATCACCAGATGCAGCATCTATATTGTAAATTTTTTTTGCTGCATACAAAGCATGATACTCTCCAGACTTTGGATTATGTACTAGACAAGACTTGTTTAAAAAAATTTCTTGCGTTTTCCGATGCATAACCATCATATTTTTATGATTACTCCACGGTTGAAACGCCAAATGTTTAAATTCGATGATGGAAGAATTATTTTTATATAATTTGGTAAAACAATTTTTTAGCAAACGAGGACCCGTAACAGAAAAGGCTCCGTCTAAATATAATCGATTTCTGATATTATAAATCGATTGCTCAAAAGCTTCTTTTAACAACGGATGGTTTGGAATGACCATAATCACTGCATTGTACAAGTCTTGAATACTATCAAGGTTTGTGTCATAATTCCAGTCTGCACATAATACAATTTCTTGATTGCAAGTTAAAAATTTGTCAATAGGAATCCTACAAATTAATTTATGATCAAAATAACAACCCCCGTGTTTTAATAAAAATGCATAGCGAAACAAATCAGCTTTGTAGGCACTGGGTACAAGAGATAAATAGTCTTTTACATTATTTGGATAATGCTCTTGGAAAAATTTTAAACAATCATCATCGGAGTAAAATAAATATTTGTAATGAGGATTAAAATCAAAAAAACTTGAAACGGTAATATTATTTTCATCCCAACTATACCCAGTTTGAACAATTAATTTCGGTATGGGTGAATTTACGGGAACAAAGGGACTTACGGTTATTTGTAACTCGTATTCTTTTTCAAAAAGATTTGTTACATTAGGACCAATGGATAAAGTCTCCGAGTCAGCAATTACAAGTTGTAACGATTGATTCCAACCGGATATAATCTTATCAAGACGATAAATTTTAACTCGAATTTTTTGGCTTTCAACAAAATAGACAAGACAAATAAAATCCTCGGCAGTATTATCATAGGGATTATGATCAAATTTATTTTGATTTTGTGCTTTCCTTGTCCGACATTTATTCACTCGTTCAACAATTGGTTTTGGTTCTTGAATTAATTTATATGGTTCAGCAATCAATGTAATTATTGTAGACGCATTCTTTTCAAACATTTATTTTTACACATTATATTTTTAAATTATTCTGATTTGGAAATATACACTTGAAAACCAATATATAATCCAACAAGTACAACATAACATATTAATAAAGTAATAAAAAATCGTTTCCAAAGAAATTTGTATTTTTGAGTTTCCTCATCTTTTTTAAAAAGAAAGTAGGGTTGGAGGACAGCAATTACAATAATAAGATATAATAAAAATAGCACATATACTCCATAAGAATTTAAAAATGATTTCCATTTTGGACTCACTGTATCGTGTCCAATCATCAAATTACCACTAGTCTTGGCACCCGTTGGGGAAATATTTTCAAGTTGTTTAAAGGCTGCAACTAACTCATCGAGATTTCCATCTTCTATTTTTTCCATTTTTAAGAAATAATGTTCCTGTTTAAATTAGTACACAGTTGGAAAATATAATCCCATTGAAAATCTATTTAAGCAATATTTTTTTGGTATTAAAATGCAACAATCTACATTATTTATAATTCAATGTATTGCTTTTGCAATCTTGGTATTTGCAGTTTTTTATTATTTTAATAAAAAGACTCAATATTTGATGTTGGCGATTGAATCTTTACAAGGCCAAATCTTATCACAACAAACCGTGCTGGAAGGACACGATAAACTATTTCGCCATCTATTAGGTCCTTCTTTATATTCCTCAATACCTGAAGTACCATCGATTCCAGTGCAACCTGTTACCGCTCCTAGAATGGTTTCTCGACCAGTCTCTATGCCTTGTATGAGTAGTGCAGCACCTCCTCAACAATCCCAACCACAACCAGTAGAATATATCCAAAACGCCCCTGACATTTCCAACCCAATTATGGATATGGCACCCATGATGAGTAATATCTTAGGAGTGATTAGTTCAATGACATCGGGTGCTTCCAACATGACAATGTCTGATTCTCCAGCACCAATCCCTCCTTTTGACGAAAGTGAAATTAATGAAGAACTTAGTAAAGAATTGGCTGAATTGCAAGACAAACCAATTCCAAACATCAAAGAGGGTCGTATTGATGGAGAGGAAGAATCAGTTGTAAGTGAGACGACTGTTCATGAATAATAGAGTAATTGCTTTAGGGTCTTTCCAAACGGGTTGTGTAATTTTTATGCTTCCTGATACATAGTCACTACTAAGTTGTACCGTGGCGTTGGTTACTCCTTGAAATTGAATGGTAACAATAGGTACATTTCCAACAACTAAAGTTCCGGTTCCCAGTAAAGTTGTATTATTGTAACATAGTACAACAGAGTATACATTGCCACAAGTTGTGGGATAAAAGTTTATACTCGCCTGATTACATGGTTTGATGACAGAGGAAGATTCAGATAAATAATATGTAGTATATAATGACATTTCTTCTATATAAAAAAATAAAATTTTTTTATTACTAATTCAAAATTTTTCGTAAAATATGATAATCTGTAATGTTTGCATTTTTCCATTGCGTATACTTATATTTGGCTAATTTATGATATTTTATGGCTTTTTGTTTGGCAAATCTTTCAATAAATAAATTATACTCCAACATTTTAAAAATACGGTTGTTAATCACTTGTTCGCTTTCATCGAGTATTACATTCATATGGATTGTTTTATTATTTCTGATTGATTCCTCGTATCGCATTTCAATAGGACGAAATAAATTATAACCCGTAAGCAAGTCTGAATGTCGAATCATGTGATATTCGTCAATATAAGAATAGTTAACGAGATCTTGAGGTAATTGAAAAGCGTTATTTTCTACAGTTTTGGAATAGGAAATACGAGGAATTATTGTCATGACACTATTTACAATTTCTTCGTCAAGTACTGTTTTATTCAAAAAATTGTGAATCTCTTGTAGACCATCAGTAACATTCATATACTTGTGATCACACATATCGTGTAATATACACCCTAGATAGACGATTTGCTTTGATTTTTGATTATAATTTTTACACTGTTGTTCCAATAAATATCTTCCTTCTTTAAAAACCGCTAAACTATGTTTCCAATTATGACTATCATCAATATTATATTGTATTGATTTTTCTTTTACATATTGTAGACTGTGAAAAATGGATATAAATCCAAGGAAAGGAACTAGTAACATTTTTTTATTTAACCTTTAAAATGTTTATTTTACATCATTTTTGTACTTGCTAGTGTAATCCAAACATTTTCTTATATTGTCGTATATTCTGTTGTAAAGAAGTTGACTGGCCCCATAATATATAGTAGCTAAGATACCCAGCTCGTGTATAATCATTTGTATCCAAATCTTTAGCGTGTCTAGAACGGTAATTTTGTCGCCTTTTGGGATCTTTATGAATCGTGTAATCTTCATATCCACGCGCTCCGAATTTTGTCTTTGTTTGATGTCCACTTTCATCTGTAAATATGGCCTCCATTTTTTTTTGCGACCCTGGAGGTGCTTGACGAATTTGCATTCTCATTTTATTAAACAAAATGAAAATTTTTAATTCATAAAGATTCAAAAAATTGCAAAAATTAAAATTTATATATTTTATTTCAAGAAATGCCTGACTTTATAAAAATTAAAAATTTGGATCTATTTGATTACAAATGGCACAAACAATCATTACCTGCAGAAGATTCAATTGTGATTGGTCGTGTTAAATCGATTGATCAAAATGGTGTCTTTTTTCAGATACTTGACTATCAATCACAAAATGCTCTAATGCCACTAAATCAAGTAAGTTCAAAAAGAATTCGAACCGTTAAATCTGTCTTTAAAGAAGGAGATATTAAACCAGTCCTTGTTACCAAAGTAGATGATAAAAATGGTTTTATTGATATCTCCAACAAGTATGTGAATATGGCTACCGAAGATATTGATCGTTTAGATAAATATATTCAATTGATTCGTATTTGGAAGTCATGGATACTTTATCTAATTAATAAAAACAATACAAAAGATGATTATATATTAACTATAAATCATGAATATTGGAATTTAATAATGGATCAAACACTGTGGAATTATACAATGGGAGATGCTTATGAAAATGTTGTGGATATACGAACTAGCAAAAAGAGTGTGCAAAAAGTATTTCCTGGCTTGTTGACATTGCCAGATATGTGTGAAAAAGATTTGGAGAAACTAGTAGAACTTGTTGAAAAAAATATTAGTTATGAAGTGGTGATTACCATTCAACTTACTTTGAGATCCTTTGCAACAAATGGTTTATCTAATTTACAAAAAATACTAGTCGATTTGCAAAAGAAGTATGAGGATTGTAAATTATTTATTAATTCGCCACAATATACATTTGTAATGAAGAGTCATAAAAAGGAAATTATGGAACAATTATATGAATGTATAGAAAATGATTTTTCTATAGTTTTGGAAAACGAAAAAGATGTAGATTATCAATTGGAAAAATCGATAAAAAATTGATTATTTTTAAAAGGTTGGTAAAATAGTATAAAATCAATGTCTCGAACATTTTATACTTCATTTATAAAAGATCAACAACCTGTTGCCAATATCGGAACGATTGGTCATGTGTCTCATGGCAAATCGACTGTTGTAAAAGCACTCACAGGGAAGCATACACCAACTCGTTCCGATGAAATTGAACGAAATATAACAATTAATCTAGGATTTGCGAATCTTCGAATTTATTACAATGAACAAACAAAAAATTTCAAATATTCCGAAAAGCGTCTGCAGGAGGAAGGTTACATATTAGTCAATCATATTAGTTTTGTAGACTGTCCTGGTCATAGTTCGTATACGGCAACCATGATTTCAGGGTCCAAAGTATTTGATGCTGCATTACTTGTGATTGCTGCAAATAGCCAAATTCCAGCACCACAAACCGCGAAACATACAGAGTTACTCGAATTTACCAACATTCAAAATTTATTGGTATTGCTAAACAAAATTGATCTACTTAAAGATAAAACGACAATTGATTCCTGTGTAGAGCAATTATCACATTTTATGGGTTCGAATATAATACTAAAGAATAAATCTGTACTGCCTATTGTAGCAAGTCAAAAATATAATATTGATCTTGTTCTTTCTTTCTTGGCCAATGTTGAAAATAAATCGCTAGCGAGTCAAGTAAATACTGATTTTAAAATGCAAATTTTACGATCCTTCATGGTCAATCCTGTCGGTGTTACAGTAAACTCCATGATTGGCGGTATTGCAGGCGGGTCCATTCAATCGGGATATATAGAAGTTGGGGATAAGGTAGGAATCTTTCCTGGAACAGCAACTTTGGAAAGAATCAATGGTGAAAAAAAGTGGACCATTAAACCTATATTTGCAACTGTTACATCGCTAAAGTCTGAAAGTGATGCACTGCAAATCGCTTTTGCGGGTGGATTGATTGCAATTGGTTTAAATTGCGACCCTGGACTTTGTAAGGCCAACGAACTGTTGGGAAATAATCTATTCAAACTTTCTTCCAAAAATATTCATTTATATTGTCATCCCGAGAATTATAGTTCCAGAATTAAAATACAATTTACAAAATTATTGGAAGGATTTTTGGTGGAGGAAAAAATGCATATTTATATTATAATCAATAGTAAGCCAATCCAATGTACGGTAAAGAGCGTCGTTGGATCAACAATGTCTCTTAAACTAGAAATTCCAATTTATATTGTTGATATATCGAGCATTCCTTTACTTACACTTGTAGATGGTGTCATTAAAGTTTTTGGAATTGGAAATATTGAGAATTCAACCAATAATGTGACAATAAAACTTCCCAGCGATTTTGATGATTTTAAATTACCAGAATATTTTGATACATTGAATATTATTGATGACTCGAGCTTTTTAGAAAATTTTGATTATGCGCTCACTAATCTACAGGAAAATATTACAAATTTTCATCATGAAATGAGTCTAGTACATAGCAGAGTTAAATTTCCTGATTTGGACATTCGATACGAACCTTTGAGAATTTTGTGGATTAATTTTGCACAATATCAAAATATGGTAAATCAAATTGTAAATGGTCAAGAATTAGTTCAAGTTCGAATTTTAAATTTGGAGAAAATGATTGTACCCTATATTGCATATGTTTATGGCATTCCTGGTTCTTCTGTGAATTATTCCAATGATATGATTCAAGTTCATATAAAAACCAAACGACTAAAGCAAAAATTGGACAAATTAATCAAGGTGTATTTTAAACATTATTATTATTGTGAGGCTGCAAGTTGTAGACAATTATGTTGTCTCATTGGAAAGGTAAATAACAAATATTTTAAAATCTGTTTTCATTGTGGCGACCGAACGATTCTAAATGACACATGGCTTAAAATGTAAAAATTGATTCCAAGGTAATTATTATTCTTTAAAATTAAGAATGAATAATAATGATGCTACCTCAATTGAGCATATTGACATTGAAATTGTTGTCGATAAAAGCGGAAGTATGGATGACCGACAAAAAATTGTTGTCAGTGGTATCAATGAATTTATTGAACAGCAAAAAGCAGATCTCTTGGAGGGAACAACTTGTTCGGTTGGTCTATTCTTTTTTAATAATTCAATTCAAACGATTTTTGAAAATAAACCTTTAGAAGAAGTACATAAGATCGAACAACATGAATATCAACCTTCAGGTTGTACGGCTCTAATTGATGCTTTTGGTTCTCGCTTGTCTGTAATTCAAGAGAATCCTATTGACCCGACTAAAAAACGAATTCTTTTGGTTATTACAGACGGAGAAGAGAACTCGAGCAAATATTTCAATGCTCAAAAATTAAAAGAACTTGTACAGCAAACCAAAGAAAAAGTTGAAATTGTATACATGGGAAGCAATCAAGATGCCATTTTAAATGGATCTCATTATGGAGCAACTAGAGAATCAAGTTTAAATTATTCTGATGCTTTTTTGGGAGAAGCATTGAGAGCGACAAGTAGCGCTGTTGGTAGAATAGTTTCAGGTCGCTCCAATACGGTAGAATATACACAACTAGAACGGGAAATTTCACAAGGAAGTAGTCAATCAGATACACAGAGTTGGTAATTTTGGAGAATAATATTTTTTTATTAGACAAAAAAATATTTTATTGTGCAATAATAGGAATGCCACGATCAAAATCAAGATCAAGATCAGAAAAAAAAGATGAAGACTGTAATTTCATCTCTTGGTACTATAATCAACCTCAATATTTATTGAATCTGGAAAAACTTCTCCAACCTCGTAACGCGTTGGAATTAAATACAGTCAATTATGTTGTTGATTACAATTATAACAACGCCGAATCATCTCCAACCGTTATTCAACTCTTTACTAGACCATTATTAGGATCTGTTGAAGATAATATTAGTCTAACCGTTGAAGAAAAAATTTATGATGCTAGAAATTATTGCACAAGTCCTACAGTAATTGGTAAATCTTACTATACTGTAAGTTTGTTTGCTAAAGACTCTACCTATACTGTTTTTCAAGGACCTTATGAAGCGACCAACATCTTTACCATTGGAGACATTACTTATACCATTTACAAATCTGGTATTTTGCAACAAACATTATCCGGTGTTTATGACGGATTTAATTATTTGGTAATTGGTCCTACTGGAGTATTTCCTACTGATATTTCTATTATTACTGAAAATGTAACCGCCATCAATATTGAAACAGCAAATGGTCAAAGTTTCATTTCCGATGCTGTTAACATTAACAATGTTAGTGGTACATGCAACGGTATTTCTTTTACCGAGTATTCTATTTCGTATGCTAATGGTTCTATTCGTGAGAGAAAAATGCCACCTCCTCCACCTCCTCCTCGTGATTAATTTGTACAATACTTTTTGTAAAACTCCACCACATCAGGATTAACTTTAATTTTATCGGGATCAAACGAACATAGAAAGACACCACTTAGAGTTTTTATCCTTGACAAGGCAACATAAATTTGACCGCATTCGAATATTTGACTGCCCAAATCCATAAGTGCCATATCCAAATTATGACCTTGAACTTTGTGAATAGATAATGCCCAAGCTAGTTTTAAAGGAATTTGAAAAAAAGAAATTTTTAAGTCCTTTGTTTCTTCATTGGAATATTCCAAGGGTTCAATTTCAATGGAATGCTTCAAATTGACAAATTTAACAATTGGATTATTTTTAGCTGAAAATCCGACGATTGCTCCTTGAGAACCATTAACTAGTCCTTGTTCAATATCAACATTCCAAGTTAAAATGACTTGAGCACCTTTGGCAAGTTTGACTGTTGTTGGTACAGACATTTGTGCTCTCAATGGTTCAACCTCGTTTTGATTTACATTCGCGCCTTTTTCAACACGAATTTTATATTCGCGCATTGCGGATTTCAAACTAACAAGCTCAGAATCATTAGTAGAATCGACTTTCCAATTTACTGGATATAAAACAGTTAAATTTGTAGTCTCCAAGTTTTGGCAAGCTTTGATCCGTTCTCCTAAAACTTTTGAATCTTGTTCTGTAATTTTACCAAATCGAATATTTTGAAGCAGTTCATACCATTCCTTGTCTTCTTTTTGTCGATAGATTGTTTTGAGATTTATAATTTTTGTAATTCCTTTTTTAAAAAGTGGGCTTTGAAATAAAAATTCTGCTTCTTCAATGGGTGGCAGTTGAAAAAAATCACCTACCAAGATTAATTGTATTCCACCAAAGAATTTTTGATTTCTTCGAAGCTTTCGACCCAGAGCCTCTAGTTTTTCAAACAATTTAGGACCCAGCATACTCACTTCATCTATAATTAATGTATCAGTAGCTTTCCACCGAGCCAACGCTTGCTTATTTCGACGAACTCTAATCGCTAATGATTCAATATCATCTTTACCTAAACCAATACCTCCCCAGGAATGGAGAGTTCTAGCTTTTGGTCCTAGCAAAACAGCAGCACACCCCGTCATTGCGGTAATATGAAACTTTTTATCTTGATCTTGTAAACATTTTTCAATTTTATTAATTGTAAAGGACTTTCCAGTACCTGCCGAACCAGTGATGAATATGTTTTCACCTTTTTCGGCTTCATAAAGGCAATTAATTTGATCTTTATCCATTTTAATTGACATTTAAAAGGATTTATTGGAATCATTTTTCAGATTGGGGGTGCAAAAAATGATTCCAAGGAAATTCTTGGTTGAAACTTCATACAACAACTTGAATAAAAACTAACTCTTTTTATTCATTTTCATAATTTTAAAATCCAGAACTGTGTGAAAAGTTTAAAGAGGAAGAATAAGACCATATCCAATTTTAGAAAAGATGTCGAGAGCCGAAATACAGTAATCATAGTTTTGATTTGTAATATTTCCTCTCTTCATTTCGTGTAGAATCCATAAAATAGGGTAAATAGCCCATGCAAATAATAAAAAGAAGAAAAGACCTAAAGGTGGTTTGAATACCAGCAATAGTGCAAAAATTAATAAATAAAAGAAGCAACTAAAACCAAAAAAGGTATACAAAGATTTTGGATCTTTGGAAGTGGCTCCAAGATAACCCAAATAAATCATAATCACATCCAAAGCAATAAAAAATACATATACAGTGGGATTCGTAATGTTACATTTCATTAATATAGTGACAAGTAACAGAGGAGTAGTAATAGACCAATCAATATATCGAGCCATATTATCATCAATATTATTTGCCTCATCGACTAGGAATCTCTTCATATTAATCGCCAAATAATTGGCAAAAGCAACAGTACAAATGGCGCCAATAATGTAGGATTTTCTGGCAAAAAAGTAAAAGATGAAAATAAAGAATAATATACAAGCAATTATTTGCATTATATTATAATTGGGTTGAGCGTTGGTTTGGATTGCATTAGGGAGCAAAAATTTATAAGTTGGAATAGGGGTAATCATTTTTATTAAAAAAATTTTTTTATTTTGTAGCAGTAATTTTTTTTACAATTTTTAACCAGTGATTTAAGAGCTGAGCCTCGCCAATTGTATCTGATTCATTATTATACCCCACGCAATTCTTTATTGTATAGTTTAAATGTACATAATTGTTAAATATATTGATTGTTTGTGGGAAAGGCTTAGCCAACCATATTGCATCCAAGATGTGCTGAATATAAGAGCATTTATGATGAATAGTCATGATTGCAGACTTTTCGTTAAAAAAAAAACTAAAAAAATAAGGCTGCTTTACTAATTTGTAATGTCCTAAATGCAAATCAATAACTGGGTAAAAATCATTATTTTTAGGTAATCGTGGATTACTATAATAACTGATGGAAGAATTAGAATATCCACGGATATCACGAGGCCATTCCAATTGGTCTTGTAATTTTGCAACAAATTTTCTAGAAATGCCAAATCTTTCCCAAATTTCCAAGTAAGATTTTATACAAACTTTTATCGGTTCAGGAAGTTTACGAATCATATACAAATTCAATTTAAAATGAATTGAATTCAATTTTTATCAAGGTGATTTTATATTTTGAAAACTAACAATTACAACAGTAAAGCAGTTTGGAGAGCTAAATTTGACATTTTAGACCCTTGGAGATTTAAAATGCCGGTTTTAACCGCAAAAAAAATAACAAGAAATCTAAAATCAATACTTATCGTCTAACTTCTATCCTCAATCTTGTTTCGATGAGGTGAAAGACTCGTTTTTGACTTGTGCTTTAAACACTGAAGGTCTCTCTTGTCGGTCTATCCAACTTCGAGTTATCCCCCTTATGTTTATTGCGGAATTCACATCTCGTGTCCTAAATGCGATTTTTTTGTTTTGAAAACTCACACATTTAAGACACTTAAATAGACGGAATATCTTGGTTCCATTATTATCTTTACATTTTTCTAATTCGTTATGACATCCACTACATATTTTACTTGTATTGAATTCATTGATAGTGATTGTATTATATCGTTTATGGATTTCTTTCCGTAATCCCTTATTGATTGTAGGCATAAAATGTTTCATCTGTGAGGAACGACTCCAATTCCCATATCCTATAACAATATCATCTCCAAATGTTTCTTGTATTCGATTTAAGAAGTTGTCTATACTTTTTTTTCCATAACTATATTGTCGAAATTTCATCTTTCGCCATACTTCTTGTTTGTAAAATCCAATCGTTTCTTGGTTTAATTTGTTCTTCTCAACAAGATACACCTTGAATTTTTCATAATTGATGCTCTTACTACTACTCAAAGATAATATTGTCTCTTTCTCAATTATGTTGTTTCTCTTCTTCTCCTTCAACATTATATAATGATTACATTTTGATTTACTTTCAATTCTTCTTTGTGGTGCTGTATATCTTAATTTATTTCCTTTCTCATCCATCATAAAAACCAAATTTGCCTTTCCTGGATCCAACCCAACCACATTTTTATTTTTGAGTAATTTCAAATCGTCTAATGATAAATCTTCAATGTTCGAGTATTTATCTTCTTCGAAGGAAGGTATTTTCTGACCATATTTCTTATCTTTCAAATCCTTACGGATGAAAGACAAAGAACAACCGATTCCATCAGTTTGTATTTGATAGTTAAATTGATAATGTTTGTTTCGAAATATTTTGTGTTGTAGATTTAGAAATGAATTCCAAATATCAAAGTTGTTGTCTTTCAATTTCTTCAATAACTCGCCTTTCTTTTTACCTTCAGGGCAAAATAAATTTACAATGGAGGCAGAATCAAACAAAATATATTTTGGAATGATATTGTTTCTTAATGGTATGGGTTGAAATAATTTGTGTTCTTTCTCTTCTAATACAGAATTCATAAATAACATTCCAGTAAGGTATTTGAAAGGACGAACTTTTACATCGTAATAAACGGATTTTTTAATGTCAGTTGGAAATATCTTATCCAAATACATTAATTTCCATTCATCAAAAATGGGGTTTGTGTCTTCATCTAATTGAAGTATTTGATGTTTGAATTTGAACTTCGTAGTTTTGTCGATGTCTATTGTTGTTTTATTAATGAATCGTAATAGATGTTGAACGAATCGTTGTTCGATATTGTTTGTTAAGGTTGTCAATATTTGTGTTGCGATGTAAGGAAGAATGAAAGTTGTATTTTTTAGAAGGGTCTTTTGATGTTGTAATAATGGTTGATATTCAGTAGTGTAAAAATCATCTAATTCTTCAAGTAATTGTTGATTTATGGACTTTTTACCTCTACTGTCTCGAATACCAAGAGTTTTAAGACAATACAAAATGAATGTCTCATCGACAGTAGGAAAGTCTTTATTGTTATGATAAAGATGAAGTAGGTAGAGACGGATAAAATTGTAAGTGTGAATAATAAGGTCATTCATTGAAAAAATAATTTCATTCAAGATAGGTTGAACTTCTTTGTGGTTTCGTAAAATGGTTTTTAATGGGATTTTTATTGTCTTATACGGTTGATTCATTTATTCTAATAAATAACATCTCTTTAAATCGATTTAAAGAAAATACTCTATTATAATTAAATAAAAGTAATGGACTCAAAATATTATTGTGAGAAATGTAAATATGGTTGTAAGTATCAATCATTATGGAAACAACATCAAGTATCAATTAAACATACTGGTCTTGAAGAAAAAACATTAGAACCTAAAAAATGCGACAAATGTGTTTATACGACATTCAACAACACCAACTTAAAATTACATATACTAAACCATCATTCCACCAAAGATGAAAGAAAAGAAGGATTCAAATATTATTGTGAAGACTGTGATTATGGAACATTTAGTAAAACCGCATTTGATAATCATTTAGAATTGAAACATAAATAATTTTTAATAAATAAATGTCATCATCATTTATTTATCTTATTGTGTTATACATATGTATTACTATCTGTCTAATCGTAGTAATATATATTATTTCGAATGGAATAAATAAACAACAACCGATTTCTTATTTGTAAGTTTTTGGTTTTCGGTATAGGGTAGAAACCTTCTTTTCATATTTTCTTAACTCGTCTCTTCTATAGGCATACTGGAAGATATGAAGATAACTTTCCGGTTTTATTCGTTTAATAGCATTTCGAATACTGGTTCTTACTTCTGGAATTGTTAAAGTCCTATCAAGTTTCATATAATGCTTCAACTGACTAAACCAATTCTCGACGGGATTTGTCCGTGGAGTATAAGGAACGGCATATACTAATTTATTACCGGATTCTTCAATGGTTTGTTTAACAATTTTCTTTCGATGTGCGGGAGCATTATCAAGAACAACCAAATAATTTTTCCTATTTTCTAATATTTTAGTAAGAAACTCGATTAATCTTTCGGTAGTCATTCCACCTTCATTGTAAAAAATATATCCAATAAGTCCGGTTGAAGAAATAGCACTAATTAAGGTATGTTTTTGAAAAACTTTATTATCAGTAGTTTTCATTTCACATCTTGTTCCTAAATAACACCTACTATATTCAGGAGACATATAGAAAGCAATAGAAGTTTCATCAATAGATATAATTTTATTCAAAGGGTATTTATCAACAACCGCAAAAAACTTATTCATTTCAGTTTGGAAATCGATAGGTTTATTATATTTCGTCATAGGGAAATGTTTTCGACGAGTTCGTTTCCTTGTTTCATTAATATCTCGAATGACATCACCAAGATGTTTTCGAGATATATTGAAGTCGTGAAATTGTTGCTTCAATTTACCGGCAAGTTCTTCAATAGTTATTTGTGGATTTTCTTTGAGTTTTTTTCGTGCGAAAATAACCCATTCTTTTTTAACCTTATAAGCGATGGGAGGTCGATTATGTCGTTTGAATTCTTGTTCGTCATCATATCTATCAATCCATCGTTTCAAACTTCTTTCACTACATTTGAAAATTCTACAAGTATCTGCTAAACTACTGTCATTTTCCTTGTAGTAAAGAACAGCAGACATTTTATAGTCCTCGTGTTTATGCTTCATTTACTATAAGTGAATAAAATAAAACCGGCATTTTAAATCTCCAAGGGTCTAAAAATAAAAAATGTGAATTTAAAAAATTTATACAAACGATTAAAATCATGCGTTTTGCAAGCTTATTTTTATTGATTATGGGAATACCAATGGTACAACTTTTTATCATTCCACCACCTTTTTTAGGACAATGGAAAGCAACAAAGTTACCCACTAGCAATTTTGAAATTAAAGATAATCAAATTCTTGGAAAGTACAATGATGGATTTGGATCGATAAATATTGATTCCATAATTGTAAAGAATTCGACATTAATACAGTTAAACTTGAAAAAAATAAATATTGGAAATTTACCCAGCAATATAAATAATCTAAAGTTCGTTCCAATATCAGTATTAATTTTTTGTATCGAGAAATATGGAATTAGTGTCTATTTACATCTTTTGGAGGATTCAAAAATAATGGTCGAGCTGGTTACGGGACCATATCGAATAAAGTTAATTATCGAGAGGAATTAAAATGTGCAAATATTCTAGTTTAACCTGTGAAAATCGAATATTTGTATATTGGTTGGAAATTTATTTGAGTGGTGAATAATCGGGGGATATACAACAAAGCAATTACTATTTTTATTAAAACGATTTATTTCTGTATCTATTTGGTAATTACAAGGGAACAGATTATTGGCTAATTCTTTCGCATAATATGGATGAATCAAATACCCGTATAGACCATATACTTTATTTGCAGTCCAAATATATTCACTTACTTGTTTGATTTTAGGATCATGGTAATATCCCAAGTAAACAATATCCCATTGAGTCGGCAATTCTGCTAAAATATTAATCATTTTATCGGTAAAATCCAAATCTAATATAATGTCGTCTTCAACTATAAGTGTTGGTTTTGTAATAGTATACCATAATTGTCTCGTTGTCAATACAAGTCCAGCTCCACCTGGAGTTAAATCATGTCCGTGATCTTTATTTTTGGCATAAATCTTTTTTACTCCAAAATCAGTAAATATATTTTTATATTGTGGTAATGTATAATCTATTTGATTACCGTCGATAGCCTTAAAAAAGTCATAACTTACGCACAAATTATTTATAAATTTATTTGGTTCGATTTTCTTGAATTCATTAATCATATGTATCTTTCTATCGGTATTTTTTTGTAAATGGACGCAATATACAGGTAAATCAAAACGATTGTAAAAGTTTAAATAAATTTGGCGTAAATTCCATAATTTCCAATATCTTAATTGATTTGTTCTGTCAAGAATATTATCGTTTTCATAGTATCCTCCATAAATTTCCATAATTTCTAATTGATTGTATAATATTTTAGTTCCTTGGTCGTTAAATTTTAACATGAAATCATGTTTACCTTGTTTATGTTTTTCATATATTATACCTATTAGTCCAGGACCTGTAGGATATAGGCTACTGAATCCATAAAAATTATTTTGTACATTTTTTACTATATTTTTAATGCAATCTAATAATATTGGATTTCCTGGTTTTGAAATTATAAACCCATTTTGTATTGTATAGTGATTGGGAGCAGCATAGCCTAAACGATCTAAAACGAAATGTTCGCGATTAATTAGATATTCAAGGTGAAAGTTGTTGCAAAATTTGTATTTAATATCTAGATATATACCTCCAAATTTATATAATATACAATACCGCCACAGGTCGCATTTGTATGCATATGGAATTAAATTATCATATGCTTCAATTACAGCCCTTTCAAAATTTTCAATTATAAATCGACGACAATCTTCAATATCAAATAAAGCATGTTTAAAATAAGAGTGTGATTTTTTTAAAAGCTGAATGCTTTCATTCATTTGCTTTGACAATTCTTTAGTATGCCATGTTTGGAATATTTTTTTAGGAATTACTTCTTTATTTCTTTCCGTATCATTCAGTTCGAATAGAATATCTTCCTGGCCTCGAGGAAGAAATTTTAATTGATCCATCAATGCTTCATAATTTATTCTTTCAAATGTTGATAAATTTATAATAATAGTATAATGATTAATTACAAGATTTAATATCATTTTTATGTAATCATTTATTGAACGAAATTTGGGTGAAATTTCAATTAAAATAAATTTTATTCTACCTGATTTTAATAAACTATTAGCCCCCTCAATTACTTCGGGTTCAAAACCTTCAACGTCTACTTTCATTAATAAAATAGACGTCAAAGGATTTGCAAGTTTAGTAATTTCATCTAAAGTTATGGAACTACAATCAACACCAGCAGTATCCGAGAATCCTCCTAAAATTGTCAAACAACCATGGTTTACAATAGGACCCGAAACTGTTGATAAAACGAGTCTTTGATTCGATTTATTAGAAACTGCATTCTTATATAATCGAATCTTTTCTGTATATTTGTTTACTTTTACAGATTCTTCCAATTTTTCAAAATTATTTGGGTCGGGCTCAAAGGAATAACAATTATACCCCTTGGAAGCAAATAATAAAGAATAATACCCAATATTTGCACCAACATCAATTACTATAGAATCTTTATTTGATTCTGCGTCCAAAATATCCAAGATATGATTGGTTATATTCTCTTCCCAAATACCAAATTTGTCAATGTAGGATGAAATATAATCATTGTCATTATACAGATTCATAATAAAACGAGTATCTGTTTTTATTTATAGTTCTTTCATCAAGAGTCCATTATTAGAAGAGGTTATAGAATGCATAAAGTCACAGAATTCGTTATAAATATTGCTCCAACTATAATTTTCAATATTTTTTAAAACTTCTTTACAATGTTGTTTATACAGCGATTCATCCAATAGATATGTTTCCATGGCATTGGCGACATCTTTATAGTAAACTGTTCTTGCCTCGCCGTTGCAAGATTGTAAAACTACAGGATAGACATAATAATCGTTCGTATCCACTTTTATGGAACCATAAGGCACTGCTTCCACGATTCCTCCCCAATTTGGAATAATCTGTGGAATACCCAAAGCCGATTGTTCAAATGGTATTAAACCAAATGATTCTCCCGTAGATGTAGTTATACCAACATCGCTTGCGTTGTAAATAATTGTTAGTTCTTCATCATTCTTATTGGAATCTCCAATATTATTTGAACAAAAATAAATATATTGTTCCATATTTTTAATGCTGTTTTCCTTGCACAAACGCGTATACAGTTCTTTTAAATTCCAACCTGAATCAATCAATCCACAATTAAGCAGTAATAGCACTTTTTTATCTGAATGATTAGTTAACAAATGAACATATGCGCGAATAATAATGTCTAATCTTTTTCTAGGTTGATTTTTACTGCCAGAAAAAAATACAAAGGTGTCTTCGGGTATGTTCATTATTTTTTTAGCAATACATTTGTCTATTTTTAAAATGTTATTTGAATAGCCATGAGATAGACGATATGATTTCAACATTGATCCATTCTTATCAAATTCGTCTATTGTGAATTGAGCCATGGCGAATAAACCACTGCACATTTTATTATACAATTCGACTTCACATCCAGGAACACCAATATATTCTGTACAAACATAAGGAATAATTAAGCATTTTTTATCAATGGTTGCACTATTATTTATAGATGATAGCCAACCGTGGATTATTTTAGAGTCGTTAAGTAAAATGATAATTTGTGGCTTTATAACATTTATTACAGTTGGCAATTTGTTAAAACCAAAGGCAGTTCCATCTTGAGAGTCGATTATGTGGTATTCATCCGAGATCCCTTTACATCCAATCGCGTACTGTATCAATTTATAATCTTTTTTTAAAAAGGGAAATAATTCTTTTGCAACTCTTCCATAACCTGTCTTTGAACGATAATCATCTCCAACCCAAAGTAAAATAGGTTTTTTTTCGAGGCGTTTTTGTTGGGGTATTTTTACAAGTACTTTATGTTCTAATCTTTGCGTTGCAAGAAAATCACGCGACTCGTATACCAAATTCTTTTTTATTTGATCATTTACAAAACGGCGAATGTCGGGTAAGTCTGTGTCATCGAAAATTATTATTCCATCATTATTTGTAAGAGAATATGAATTAGCCCAATCTTTTTCAAAAATTTCTGGAGTGTGTCCTCCGTCGATATGTATACAATCAAAGGTTTTATGATTTGGATTTGATAAATAATCCAACATGGTTATTCGAGAATCTCCCCAAAACATTTCAATGTTTGTGTTTGGAAATAAATGTCGAATATAGTCTAAACAGGGTTTACTATACGAATGTTCTCCCAAGTCAAACAATACATATTCTGCAATTGGATTTACAACCAACATATGAAGTAAACTATGTCCTGCATTAAATCCTATTTCACATATATAATTTTTATTTGCAACCGCTCGCTGATAATTAGTTCTTTTGTTTGCTAGACTTTGAGTCGTAATAGCATCATTCATAATTTTGTGATGAGGATAATAGCAATTTCCTTCTAAAGCTTCACCGCTACTTTCTATGATTCTATCAAGATTTTGAATAATTTTATCTAGATTCATTTATATGGAATTTTATATTTTCATAAATTGTTTAAAGACCGTCTAGACATTAGAATACAAATGGTCCATTATAAAAAAAATGTCCTATCGTCTTTATTTAAATTGCTCTGTCAATTCAGAAACTTTGAAAGAAAAAAATCGCAATGCTCCTGAAAATCTAAAATGATTATTTGGAAATAAATTTGTTTTGGTGCAATATTTTGTGCAACAATTGTAGAAAAGGCAAGCAAAAACAAGATACTAGGCTTGCTTAAAAAGAGGCAGTATTATAATCTTGAAATAGGTCCTTCATTTTATATTATCAAAGTCAATGATAATGATTTCAAGGTTGGTTTTGAAGGTGTAGATATCAATCAAAGATTCAAGGCGTACCGCACTGCAATTCCTAATATGAAACTTGTATACCTTGTCTATACTTTAGATGCTTTTCTAGTCGAGCAATCTATATTGAAACGGTAAAAAACTCGAAAAAAGTTGAAACAATCATGAATTTCTGTGAAATTAATGAATTGGAGTTGGTTGCAGTTTTGCAAGATTGATTTTGTCAATGCTTCGGAATAATCAATTCAAAGCTACAATGATAGCTAGACAAAGGGGTCTTTGTATAGTTCATTATACCTTGATCTATGGAACTTCCACAAATCGCGACACCCCAGCTTAAAATCCTCGGGTACTGGTTTTGCGCGATACCAAAAAAGACAGTCTTCCAACTTGTTACTCGTGGTTGCATTGTGAATATAAAGAGCTGTGTAATCAGTCGTAATCGAATCCATAATAGCACAGAACATGGTAAAATCTGGTATAATTCCCGCATAATTTTCGTACAAACTTTTACGATTTCTTAAATTGGTTTCACGCAAAATAAAGACGCCATCCACATTTGTACGGATGACAGGTTTTATGTCCATGCAGTATTGAAGTGAAAGTAGAAAAAGCATGCGCCAATGGCGACCATTCTTAAAGAGGCCTTGGAATAAGGGTTTGTTGAACAGTTTCGGGTCATCGGTACAATCATCTAAAAGTAAGACGGCCCAAGGATTGACCAAATGTTTCTTGGCAATTTTTTGACGAACCACAAAGTCTTCAATCTTTTTTTCTTCCAGTTTATTATAAACAAAAGTTGAGGGCAATATTTTTTTATAATGACCGTTAGAATCTTCCGTTCCTGACATTACTAAATACATTGGAAATATATTCCGTTTTTCGTAAAGTATCGAAGTAATGAGCGTAGATTTTCCCGTACCAGGTTTACCAATAATACAAATTTTGCTACCACCTTGGGAAGGTTCATTAAAATTGGAATAATTTGGATTAATAATATTGAGATCCAACTCTTTGATATGTAAATCCATAGTTTAATTGTCATTATTCAAGTTTTTAAATTATTTTGTGTAATTATATAGATAATGTGTAGAATATTAGATATTGCCTGTAACCAAATTATTAAAAATTTGGATGATCCACTTGTTATCGATACTTTTATTGTTTTGTTAGAATTATACGCTAAGAAAACCGATAATAAAATAGATGATGTATTGGTTGAAGAGATTAAGAAATCACTAAAACATTAGATTTCCTCCAAAATAGTATGAAAAATATGAAACATGGCCTCACAATCCATTTTGTTATACTTTTCCAACGATTCCTTGTCTTCTTGGTCGCGAGTTTTGTAATACTTTTCCGCAAACTCGATACTCTCCAATCCGTTTTGACAGTCAAGCTCGTTATAAGTAAATGGAATTTTACCCTGTTTGTAAAAAGCTTCTACCACACTTTTGAGTCCAAAATCAAGTGCGCCATAGACAGCAACACCGTTTCGCATCATTGCACAAAGATCGTGCCAATTATTGGTGTCCAAAGCTTGTTCAAACAACTCGTGCTTTTGACACGAACTTTTCCATTTGCTCTTTTCCGCGTGCCAATACCAAATTTTAGTATTGACTAGACTCTTGTACCACCTGTTAAAAGCTTGAAGCAATTGTTGCTCTCCTGTTTCAGACAGCTCCGATGCCCAAAATACTTGGTAGCCGTGTTCTGAATAAACACCAATCATATAAATATGATCCAGCGTCCACTCAAAATCAATAAAAATCCAATCATATTGCTGTTCAAGCATGGGCCAACTTTCTTTAAATGTTGGTTCAAAACGAATCCATTCAAATTGCGCATCATTTGGATTTTGTCTGTTGGTACTCAAAATGCGTTGCAAAGTGTTTTTCTTGTTTTGATCAGGCCATCCTAAAAGCTCTGGCGAAAATCTTGAATCTCGCCAAGAGGTAATACCTTTTTGAAATGCAAGTTGACGATGAGTATCATCACAATTCCATAAATTGGTAATTTCACCAAGCGGAAATGCAACTTGCTTTTTAAACGGATAAGCGGGACTATCTTTGAACTTCATGTTGGGAAAGTATTTTGGATTCTCCAGATTCACAAGATCTAGATAAGGTGCCAACTTTTTTGTTTTTCTTACTTCTTGAACCATAGACTTGATTTTACAAACATCCTCATCGGTCACTGAAACTTGCAAAGTATTCATATTTGCATCCACAAAAACAAATTTATCAGTCTCTACATGGTCGCTATACATTCTAGAAAAGTAATACAGCGATGCCATACTTTTTGTCATCAAATAGGAAGAGATTTTGTTAACATTTTGGCAAAAAAACAAGCAAATGTAATTTTTATCAAAATTTAGGTCCAAAAAAGTATTGTTTTTGTGGTACAAAGCATCAATTGCGCCATCAACGTGACACGATTTGTTTTTAAAATAATATTTGTGCATATACAAGCAATTATTATTAAACAAGGGTTCCAAATTACGACCAAGATTATCCAGACCCATATATTTGCGCTGTGATGCTTCTGTGATGCGGGCAGCGGCAGTATATAAAAATGAAGTCGCTAATTCTCTCGATTTTTTGGATTTGGAAATGATACAACTCCACTTGTTTCTTTGAAAATCCTCATCTTTTCCGTGCTTGGATTCAACAATAATACTAAATGCATCATTATGTAATATCGAAAATAAATCAAAGCATGAAACCACAATTGGTTTTTCATGCTCGGGTAAACTATAAAATTCTTGCGCTTTTTGACTCCGTGTAATCATTTTATGATTTAAAATCATATTTAAAAAGATGATCAGTTTTTTAAAAACTTGCTTAAGACTAGAATATGACTTGTTGTAATCCCGTACAATTACTAAATTGTCCCCAATTTAGTACTATCAAGGCTTTACTTGACCAATTTGGTCTCACTGGCGCCGTCTTGTCTTTACAAAACGGAACCGTTTACTTACCTACAAACTGCGCCTTTTCAAAAATAAAAGCAGTTATTGCGACCTTGACACCTGATCAAATTAAACAAATATTATTATACCATGTTTCCCCACAACAAATTGTTGGTACTGGAAATACTGTCTTATGCTCTCTAAACGGAGCTCCATTATTGGCTAGTCCTACATTAGTTAATAATATTCAAATACTATCATCGTGCACTACCAGAAAGAACAATACTACTTTTAACACTATTAATACAGTATTAATTCCATTTAATGCAACACAATGTCTTGTGCAAAAATAAAAGTTTACGGATGACTTTCTTTATACTCGTAAAATTCTTGTTTTAATTTTTTCAATTCATTTATCTCTGCATATAATTCTTGAAATGCCTTGACTAAATATGGTGTCAGATTTTGTTGGATGCCGAATATAGTATCGGATTGTGCTAATTCCTTTTCTTCAGGGTCGGCAGCATGGGTGACTACTTGTTCCGGTAAAACGGTTTGATATTCTTGAGCGATGAAACTGACATCGTGCTTTAATGAACCATCCTCATTTTTCTTTAATAGATAATCGAATTCAACGGGGTTCAAGGCGTTGATGATGGAAATACCATTGGTTAAAGGGGTGATATTGGTCTTGATACGGGCATCAGATGTTTGTGCCCATAATGTAGAATTACTTCCTTGATAACACGAAGCAGAATTATCAAAGAGAGAGACAAAAAAAGTATTGGAGCCTTTTCCTGTTGCATTGTATCCGATTACAATTTCATAATTATCAGTTGCAGCTTGACAATTAGCATTATATCCAATTGCAACATTATAAGATCCAGTGGTATTTGTTGTAAGAGCATTATATCCAATTGCCGAGTTATAATTTCCAGTAGTATTCGAGTAAAGCGCAGTGTATCCTATTGCCGAGTTATAATTTCCAGTTGTATTCGAGTAAAGCGCAGTGTATCCTATTGCCGAGTTATAATTTCCAGTTGTATTTGATGTAAGAGCCTGTTGTCCAATCGCCGTGTTACTTTCTCCAGTAGTGTTGGAATAAAGAGCCAGAAATCCTGTTGCAGAGTTATTGTTTCCAGTAGCATTGAAATAAAGTGCATTATATCCAGTTGCAAAGTTATTGTTTCCCGTAGTATTAGTATAAAGAGCTTGATATCCTGTTGCCGAGTTATTTTCTCCTGTAGTGTTGCTAAAAAGAGCACCGCTTCCTATCGCCATGTTATAATTTCCTGTAGTATTGTTAACAAGAGCATCGGGTCCGATTGCTGAGTTACTCCCTCCAGTAGTATTGCTAGTAAGAGCATTATATCCAATTGCCGAATTATTTTCTCCAGTACTATTGTTATAAAGAGCCTGTATTCCGATTGCCGAGTTATTATCTCCTGTAGTATTGCTATAAAGAGCTTGGTATCCAATTGCCGAGTTATTCGACCCAGTAGTATTGCTATAAAGAGCTTGTATTCCAATTGCCGAGTTATTGTTTCCAGTAGTATTAGAACGAAGAGCTTGCATTGCAAATGCAGAGTTATTTAAACCTATAGTGTTGGAATAGAGTGCCGAGTTTCCTATTGCCGAGTTATTTTCTCCAGAAGTATTATTATAAAGAGCATTGTAACCAACTGCTGAGTTATTATTTCCGGTAGTGTTGTTAGAAAGAGCATTATTTCCAGTTGCCGAGTTATAATTTCCAGTAGTATTCGAGTAAAGCGCTTGATATCCAATTGCCGAGTTACTGTCTCCAGAAGTATTGCTATAAACAGCTTGATATCCAATTGCCGAGTTATTACTTCCAGTTGTATTTGCATTAAGCGCAAGGTATCCAGTTGCCGAGTTATTGTTTCCAGTTGTATTGCTAAAAAGAGCCTCAGCTCCTATTGCCGAATTATTGAAACCAGAAGTATTGCTATAAAGTGCCTGGTATCCAATTGCCGAGTTGTTCGTTCCAGTTGTATTGAAAGCAAGAGCATTTACATATAAAGCGTTTGTAACATTCAAGGCATTTACTGTTGCAGTACCACTGACATTGAGATTATTGTTAAAAGTTGCAGTTCCAGTAACAAACAAACTATTAGTTACATTCAAAGCACTCACTGTAGCAATTCCACTGACATTGAGATTATTATTAAAAGTTGCAATTCCAGTAACAAACAAACTATTAGTTACATTTAAGTCACTCACTGTAGCACTTCCACTGACATA